CAGGTTGAAACGCATTATTCAGGCAGAAGCAGAGAGAGAATCTGCGTAAGTAATATGAAAAATATCCACGCACCCCCTTGACAAAAGCTTTCAGAAGAAACAGGATACGTATGGAAAGGAGAACGTTATGTCGACTGTCATTAGAGCTGAACTTTCACATAAAAGCAAGTACCACATTGATAAGCATCGGTATTACGAGCTCAAACATTTCTGTCTCCAATACCCTGAATGGAAGAAAGCCTACGCGGAAGTCGATGCTATGGCTCAAAATGGTGGCCACGAACGTACCTCACCTACGAATCGAGTATCGGATATGACTGCGGTCTGCGCCGAGAAGAAACTCTACTATCTCGAGAGGATGGAGTTAGTACACACGTGTGCGAAATTAGCCGACCCCGAGTTATCCGAGTATATCGTAAAAGCAGTCACTTCAAATCTAGGTTATGCATATCTCAAAACTAAGTTAGACATGCCTGCATCGAAAGACATGTACTATGACCGCTATCGTAAATTCTTTTGGCATTTGAGTCAGGCGCGGAATTAACAGGTGGTTATATGGAGGTGATGTGTATGATGTTTGATATTTTGAAATGTCATCAACCTAATAAGGACGGCATCGTCAAGATGATGTATCGTGCTGACTTTTGTGGTCTGCAAAGATTGAGTAAAGAAGCTCATGAGAATGGAGATTACAATAACGAACGGCGGTATAGTCAGAGGGCTGCTGTCGCATTGTATAAGAGTGTTGATGATAACTCATTCTCTCGACGTTGGCATATCGCTAGAGGTTAAGAACCGGACCGCTGTAACAGGCGGTCTTTCTTTCTACGCGAATTAAACATCGAATTATATGGAGAAATCCGAATTATATTTTTAGGAGGACTATTTATGAAAACTGATAAAGCTATTATGGCTGCAAGTCTGGTTGGTACCATTATCGTTGGAGTTGTTCTGAGTTATGCCAAGCAAGTGCGAGAGCGCAAGCAGGCAAAGGACTGGAAGAATTTCTGCAAAGAGATGAACGACATAGCCCGAGAGGCATTCGATAATAACTATGGTTTTCCTGTAGAATCTGAAAATAGCTGATTTCAGAATAGACCTTATGGTAACATAGGGTCTATTCTTTTTACGCGAAATTGGCAGCTCGTAATATGGAATACTATTTAATGGAGGTATACACTATGAAACTTATCCCTGTTAATGGACTGCCTGAAAAGGTTACGCACAGAGAGTATCTGAAAGCAGGACAGAAGGCTCTTGAGGAATTCAAGAAGATTCCGGACAAAGTCGTTGAGGTGACTTTTACGAAGGAAGAATATTCGAATCCTTACTCGGCCGTCTGTATGATGAACCAGATCATCGTGCGTGATTGCCTGAACATGGCCGCCCTTATGAGAGATGGTAAGTCGTATCTCGTAAAGCTGTATTAAGGAGCTGGGCTCCGTGGAAACACGGGGTCTTCTCTTTTATATTTTTAAGGACTCAGGTTACGGAAAGAGGTGGTAAATTCATATCATAAAAATGCCGGGGAGGAAAATTCAGAAAAACAGTTTAAAAGGAGAACGTTATGGGATTCAGTATTAGTTATTTCATTTGCGGGTTCATTGCCTGCGCGATTGGGCTCATCATTGGATGCACATGGACAACTCATTTGTTTGCAGGCAAGTATCTGGTAGGCGAGCTTCGAGTGGACCGTTCGGATGAGGATGGTCCTTTTTGTTTTATGGCTTTGAAGCCCGACTGCGGTGATTTCATCAATAAGGACTACATTATGCTGAAAGTAAAAAGAGAAGATTTTCTTCCGCGTAAATAACATTTCCTAATATGGAAAACTTATTATTTAAGGAGGTTATCACTATGAAAAAATGGGCCTTGTTTACTCTCGAGGATGAAATTGAGCAGACCAAAGAAACGGTTAAAGCCGCTGGTCTGGAACCCTTTGAAGTTAGAGAAGTATCATTGATTGAGAAACTCGCTTACGGGATTCCGGTCTCGGCTCCGCTGTGGATTGTGATGTTCGAAGCAACCGAAGACGAGTACAATGCTCTGGTTCAGAAGAACGAACTTACAAAGGTTTTCTGAAGAAGTAAGGCTCCGTGGAAACACGGGGTCTTTTCTTTTTACGCTGATATTTCACTTGCTTATATGGAACCCATTAAATTTTGAAAGGAGAAATTCAAATGGACACTAATTCGGAACTGTTGAACAAACGTATCGAGGAGAGTTTGAAAGCTCTGCCCGACTTGGAGGCAACAGACCGCGAGAAACGAGTCAGAGAGCTCGAATCGCTGTACAAACTCAGGATTGAGGAAACGAAGACTGAAACGGAAGCCCGTCAGAAAGGTGCAGAGCATATGGATGCTATGTGTCAGGCACAGGCCGAAGCTAAGGAACGCAAAATCAATTTCGGGGCGCGTTTGGCATTTGATGCTTTGTCACTCGGATTGCAGCTCGCGGCCTACAGCTGCTTCATTAAGGCCGGCTTCAAATTCGAAGAAACCGGTACGTTCTGCTCGAAGACATTCCGGGATGTCACCGGAGGATTTATGAAATTCATTAGAAAGTGAGGTTACAGACCCTATGGCAACATGGGGTCTTTATTTTTAGCACATATTATGATACAATTAAGAAGTAGCGCAGGAAGGAGTGCAACTATGAATAATCTTATTAAAATTATTTTTGCAGGTGCAGCGGCTATTGTAGCTGGCAAAACTGTATCCAATGCCGCAAAAGAACACGCTGAAGAAACCATGCGCAATAAAGAGGCTCTCCTGAAATTTGCAACCAGAGAGCAAAGGCCCGAAAAATAACAAATAACATAAGGAGTTAGACTCCCTGAACTGCCCCAGAATTAGTAGACATGAATAAAAAGACCCTCGTGTAGTGGGGACCTTAACAGGACTGGCGAAGCGTAAGCGGAGCCAGTCCTGTTTTCAGTTGAATGCGCTCATGGTTGTAGAAGTAGATGTAATCGTCAATCATTTTATTGGCCTGTTCAAAAGTCTCCGGCTTGTGTCTATAGATGCACTCGGTTTTCAGGATGCCAAAGAAATTTTCAGCCAACGCATTGTCATAGCAATTTCCCCGCCTTGACATGGACGGTGTAATGCCGTATTCTTTAGTCAGGTCGAAATATGCTTGCGAGGTGTATTGGAACCCTTGGTCGCTGTGGAGCTGCAACTCCCGGCGACTTTCTGTTTTTACAGACTTCATCGCAAGATGGATGGTATCCAATACAAGATTGACTGTCTGGCTGGTACCGGTCTTATAAGCGATAATACTTCTGTCATACAGATCACGGATCATGGACAGATAGAGAACACCTTCCTTGGTATGAATGTAAGAAATGTCTGTGACCCACTTTTGGTTTGGATGTGCAGCATTAAATTCACGATTCAGAAGGTTTTGGTATTTGTGGACCTGCCAGCCCATCTGAACCCACTTTCTTCTGCGTCGTATCTCGCTCAAAAGATCGTATTTGTGCATGATTCTTAAAATCGTCTTGGGATTTTTGACGATTCCTTCGCTGTCCAGCCAGAGTTTTATCCTTCGGTACCCATATGTTCTTCTGCTGGATTCCTGCTTCGCCCGAATCTTTTCTGCAAGTTGCAGATCTTTTGCAGGGTGCTGCATCTGTTTGACATACTTGTAATAGCCGCTTCGGGAAACCTTTAGCATCCTGCACATCTGTACTATTGGATACTTCATACGATGACGGTGGATAACAGCATATTTAAATCCTGGCTTCACCTCCTCCCCATGAATCGCATAAAATCCCGCAGCAGCTCATTCTCCATTCTCAGTCGCTGGATGATATATGTCTGTTCTGCTACAATATCTCTCGGCTCAGAGTCTTTGCGTGGCCTGCCTTTTTTCCGCGGAACAATTCCCGCCTTGAGTTTGCGCTGTCGTTCATTATACCGTGATACCCAATTATGAACCTGCGAGTATTCCATGCCTAGTCTCCGGGCGATTTCTCGGTTGGCAATACCCTCGCTTTTCCATTGCAGAATTTCTTTCTCATATTGATTTATTTTCGTGTATTTTCTGGGCATAGCAAAACCTCCTCGTGTAGTTCTATTATCCTACACGGGGAGGTTTTTTGTCTATTGTCTACTTTTTACGGACCTGTTCACCTGCTGAATAAGCGGGGAGTCTTTTCTTTTATATGCGATATTTTACCGAAAAGCCAAAATATTACACAACTATGTTCGGCGAAACCTATCATTGCAATCATCCTATCTATAATACTTGTACTTTATATAAAATTGGATATAAAGGAGTAGGTGTAATTCAACAACGATACGACGCTCAAACAAAGCATACGTATTGGACCGAGATAGACCCGTGGTTATGCGATATTTTGTATTTAGCACCCGGATTTAAAGACTTCTTCAACGAGTATGCGGCTGAACCAACAGGCAATCTATATCCTACTGTGAATGTGCGCCAAGTTATGTGGCGGCTGCGAATGAAACCTTTAAAACGGGAACGTTGGGAGACTGTGTTCGACCGAAAGACTTTGTAACGGCGCGAAAATCTCAGGGTGTATTATGGAAACAATGTAGCTCAGTTTGGTAGAGCGCCCGGTTATTCGGGAGGTCACGAGTTCAAATCTCGTCCTGTTTCTTTTTGTTTTATATTTTCAGCAAAGGAGACTTTTGAATGAAACTCAATCGTAAGTTCGTAGAACAGGCATTTCGTGAAACTGTCAGATTTGTCGAACGTCAGTCGCCGACGATTCTTACGGGACTCGCCGCCGCAGGAGTAGTGACAACCGCAATTATGGCTGTTCGTGCGACGCCTAAGGCCATGGCAATTCTTGAAGAAGAAAAGCTGAGCCGTGCCTATGCAGGTAAAAGTGAGAAACTCAAAGCAGCGGAGGTTGTCAGCAAATGCTGGAAGTGCTATGTTCCGACTGCGTGCATGGCCAGTCTCACGATTGCCTGCGCCATTAGCGCCAACTCGATTAACCTTCAGCGCAACGCGGCTCTGAGTTCGTTGTACTCCGTCAGCTCAGCGGCGCTCAAGGAATACGAGGATAAAGTGGTTGAGACCGTTGGTGAGGATAAGAACGCCGAAATCAAGCAGGCCATTGCTAAGGACCGTATCGCAGCGGCTCCTGCGCAGAATGATATTTCACTGGTTGAGCCTGATGACGTTATCGTCTACGATTGCTTCTCCGGACGCAAATTCAAGTCAACCATTAACAAGATTCAGGCCGCTGTCAACGAAATCAACTATGACATCACCATGTCCAGTGATTGGAAAAGCCTGAATGAGTTCTATGGGGAAATTGGCCTGGATGAGATCAAACCCGGTGATGCTATGGGCTTTGGCACTGACAATCTGCTTGAGCTGGATTTCAGCGGTCAGATCGATGACAACGGCAGACCGATTGTGGCTATGGACTACAAGGTTATGCCCAAACCAAAGTATTGGGGAGAGTATTGACAAAAACACCGAGTTCGCAAAAAAATCACCTGCTTATGTGGAAAGGAGGTAAATTATGAAACCAAAGATGAAAATTTCGATGGTCATGGGTATTCTTGCCTATGGATTGACTATGGTTGGCGCGGCGTTAAGCCAGTACGTAGCTATGAAGGAGTGGAAGGATGAAATGATAGAGAAAGCCGAAGACGAGGTTAAACCATTACCTAAGTCCAACAAGTAAGAGCTAAGACCCTGTGGAAACATGGGGTCTTCTCTTTTATATCTGCGCGATTTTTTCACGGCCTGATATGGAGGTGATAAAAATGAGTGTCAAGAAACTCAAGAAAATTTATTGTCGAGTCGTCGGAGTCGAGACCTTTGCCGAGGCGATGTTTAGGACTCTGGTTGGAGTTGGCGAGTTTATTTTCTTTGCGTGGATGATTAACGACATGATTAACACTCTTGTGGCCAGAGGGTACTAAGGTACCCTTTTGGTTTTATTTTTGAAGAAAGGAGAAAACAGATGAATCAGGTCGTTGTCATGGTTGAATGCACCAGCCGAAAGGAGTCATACGATTTCTTCGAGAAGCTGTGTGAGACATTCAATCTTTTATATTCCAACGAGTTCGAAAGCAGCGCTATTGCAGTAGACCTTCTGAACGATTCAAAGAACACTGTGAAAATCACTCTCAAAGGGAATGACGCCATCAATAGCTATCCTGTGATTGAGAAATTCATGAAGTGGTACGGAGCATGAACCGCGCACTTGAATTGCAGATACTCGACCAATTCACGAACGAAAACTATTTCGAACCCGCTAAAAATTGGCCGCGATACGAAGCAATGTATCGAAGCTGCTGCCGTTGGGCCCTTGATGAAATCCGCAAAGAATTCGCGGCGCGTCCTCAATCAACCGTGCTTGATATTTTAAGTGACCTTTACGCTGAGATGGAGACTGCTATGGCCGGAGCCGATGAATGCGCTCGCTGCAATGGCATCACACCTACCCCGGCGCTTGTCTTTTCAGTCGGACGTGAAATGACTGAAATCGTAGCTGGATTATATTTGTAAAGGAGAATAATCACTATGCTTATTATGCGTAAAATTCCTCTCGATGTTCCTGTGAAAGAACTGACCGTTGGAGACGAAATTCTCATTCACACCAAGTCTTTCGGCTCGCAAATCCTGGATGTTGTCCGCGACGACGAACGTGGGCTGCTTCTGATGTTTGAGGATTGCATTATGGAGAGCGCCATGAACGAAGGGGATACGAACAAAGGCGGCTTTGCGGATTCGTTTCTGAATCGTAGGCTCTATTACGAACTCAGACCCGAATTGCCCGAGTTCATCACACGCCACCTTATCGAGTTGTCGGTTCCGACCTACGGCATGATCTTCGGCCACGATGAGTTCTACGACAAGTTCGAGCCGGACTCTGACGACCAGCTGCCGTGTATGAAAGTATGCAAGAACCGAATTTCCACTTTGGAAGATGGCACTCGCTGGTACTGGCTGCGAAACGCCACCAAGAAAGTCGTTTCTGCGACGCGTTTCGCCAGTGTGAGCGGCGGTGGCCTTGCGTACTGCTACGGTGCTGGCGGTGTCTATGGCGTGCGCCCGGTTATCCTTATCGAGAAGTAATCCCGCGGCGTCATGCCGCGATATAAAAGGAGCATCTTATGAAAATTCCAACAATACCCTATAAGCAAGCCGCACGTGTCTTGCGAAAAACGGCTGTAAAACAGGCACCTGTACTTCTGACAGTAATTGGCATCGGCAGTATGGTGTCATCTACAGTTTTGGCTGTACGGGCGACACCGAAAGCCATTCTGTTGAAGGAGAAAGCCGAGATGGAGAAAAATCGTGATATTTCGGCTTATCAGGAAGCGCAAACCCTTACACCTGTGGAACTAGTTCAGAGTTGCTGGCGCTGTTATACTCCGGCCTTCATCATGGGTGTGTTTGGAACGGCCTGTCTCATCGGCGCCAACAGCGTCCATTTGCGCCGCAATGCTGCTCTCGCCGCTGCCTACGCTTTGTCTGAAACGTCTTTTAAAGACTACAAAGAGAAAACTGTTGAGGTTGTCGGTGAGAAAAAAGAGACCGAAATCCGCAACGCAGTAGCTAAGGATGCCATCGAGAAGAATCCACCGGTGGAAGCAGCCATTATTGAAACGGGCTTTGGTAACAACCTGTGCTACGACCCAATCTGTGGAAGATATTTTCGATGTGACATCGAGAAGCTGAAATCATCGCTGGTTGAGCTCAACATGAGCCTGATTTCCGAAGGTTGGGTGTCTCTCAACGATTACTACGAGCGGCTGCGGCTGCCGGAAAGTAGAATTGGCGACGACCTTGGTTGGAACCTGAATGAGTGCCACGATACAGTCCAGCTGAAACTGAGCGCACAACTTGCCGATAATCTTGCACAAACGCCTTGTATGGTCATCGGATTCCAGCACGGCCCTATCTACAACTACGACAGCCTGTAACTCCGCGAAATATGCAGAGAGTTATACGGAAGAAATTCCTAAATTTTATATTTACAAAGGAGTAACTAAAATGGAAAACAAAGAAATTATGATGAACGAAGAAACTTCTACTGAGGAACTGGTTCCTGTGGAGGACAACGCCATCGACGATACTACGTTGACTGTCGAAGAAGAAAACTCTGAGGGCGGCTCTGCCGCCGGTGCGGTTGCACTTGTAGGTATGGGCCTCATGGCCGTAGTTGGTACGGTGCATGTGGTCAAGACCTATGTTGCACCCGCAGTGGCAAAAGGAGTCAATGCCCTCAAGGCAAAATTCGGCAAAAACAAAGTCGTCGAGGGCGAGGCCACGGAAGCTACCGAAGGGGAAGCGGAGGACACCGTAACGGAGTAATCCACGAATCCAGTAAATAAGAATTTACTGAAAGCCAAAGGCTTATGGAAACATAGGCTTTTGGCTTTTTCTTTTTTGTGCTTTGAAAGGAGAACAAAGCTATGAGTTTTTGGAAAAACGCATTTGTGTTTGCTTCCGGTGCAATCGTTGGTGCGGCTGCTTTGACCGCGTTTACCGGTTATCAAGCATTCAAGCTCCTGAAGAAAAACGACACCCTGTACAGTGCTGTTGAAGAAAGTGTGAAGGCTGGTGTGCATACCGGTGGGAACGAACTGGGCAATCGATTGGCAAAGATTGTGACTGATAAAATCTTTGACCAGCCGAGTTGCTATCCGAAATCGTATGCTCGTAAAGCTTATCCAAAGCCTCCAGTATATGATGTGCCGGTATAAAATGGTGATATTATGACTCGTTATATTTTCAGAGGTCAGGTACTCGACCAATTTGGCGACATTCTTGACCGTCATTGGAGAGGAGAGACGGTAGCCGGTTCACTAGCTAAAGCAAAGTCTAACCTCAACTACCAATGGAAAAAGACCCATAATTTCCCGTCTGAAGCCAAAGTGATTCTGGATGGACATTATATTTCGGAAGAATTGAAGAAAGGAGCCTGAAATGGCTGAAATCGAATTTCCCAACAATTCCCATGCTGCACGAGAAGGAAAACGTCAGGAGAAACCGCGTGTAGAGAAGGTTATCAATGGCACAACCAAACTCAAGCGTAAGAGCGAAGCCCGTAAATTCGCTGATATTTTTATCAGTGACGACATTGACAGTGTCAAGAACTATGTCCTGATGGACGTGCTGGTTCCGGCTATCAAGAAGGCGGTTGTGGATATTGTCTCTGATGGCATCAACATGATTATCTACGGCGACACTGCCAAGCGAAGCAATTCGGGCACCTCGAGGGTCGCCTATGGGTCGTACTACAGCGGAAACCGCCCGGAACCCAGGAGCACTATCGGCAATCGCACGGGCCTCGATTACGACATGCCGATTTTTGCAAGTCGTATGGACGCTGAGGAAGTCCTGACCACACTGGAGGATATGATCGACCAATACGGTAGTGCTTGCGTGAGCGACTTGTACGATGCGTGCGGTCAGACCACCTCGAATTATCAACTCAATAAGTTCGGTTGGACAAGTCTGGCCACCGCATCTGTTGTCCGAGTTAGGGATGGATACATGCTGAAGTTGCCAAAGGCCACGGCGCTGTGAAAGGAGTGATATTTTGTTCACCAATAAAGAAATTTTTTCTACGTGTGTAGAGAAATATAATTGCTTCAATGCCGCTATTCGTAAAGGGTCCGCGGTGCTCGAACCGATGGACGACATCGAACGTTATGTAAGCATCGTCGAAAAGATGCAGAAAACGTTCATTTCAAAAAACCACGACTACGGCAATTCGTTTGCCACTACCTGGCAGGAGTTTGGGGATAAAGGCCCCATTACTGGCGTTGCCCAGATTTCCCACAAATACCACCGCCTGCTGAATCTCGCCTTAGGAACCAAACCTCAGGTAGATGAGAGTATCGACGATACACTGATGGACATGGCCAACTATTGCGTCCTCACGCTTATGGAGCTGCAAAAAGACCGTGCCAATAAAAATGAAAAGGAGTAATTACCATGAAATTCAATGTAACTGATATTTTGAAAACCGCAAACCGCAGCCTGTCTATGACCAAACTGAAGATCGCGAAGCACAGCCCGGAAATCCTGATGGTTGTCGGCGTTGTCGGCACTGTGGCTTCCGCCGTGCTGGCCTGCCATGAGACAACCAAGATTTCTAAAATTCTGGATGACGCCGGCGCCACTGTTGACGCCATTCACGACTGCATCGAACATCCGGAACGTGCGGAGAACTATACAGCCGAGGATGGCCAGAAGGACCTGCTCATTACTTACACCCAGACGGGCGTGAAGTTGGTCAAGCTGTATGCACCTTCCGTGATTCTTGGAGGTTTGTCCATTGCGGCCATTCTGGCGAGCAACAACATCCTGCGGAAGCGCAATGTTGCTCTGGCCGCAGCGTTTGCCTCTGTCTCCGAGAGCTTCGACGCCTACCGCGGTCGCGTCATCGAGAAGTACGGAAAGGACGTCGACACCCAGCTTCGTATGGGTGTAAGTGAGCAGGTCGTTCAGCGTACCGTTACTGACGATATGGGCAACGAGAAACAGGTCGACGAGATTGTCAAGGTATGCAACCCTATGGGCTCTCCGTATGCAGTCTTGTTCGATGAATGCAACCCCAATTGGCAGCATCAGCCCGAATACAATCTCATGTTCCTGAAGGCTCAGCAGCAGATGGCCAACGACCGCCTGCGCGCGAATGGTTTCCTCACTCTGAATGATGTTCTCGACAGCATCGGCTGCAAACCTACCAATGCCGGTTTGGTCGTTGGTTGGGTCTATAAGAAAGATAATGACGCCGGTGATGATTTCGTCGACTTTGGCCTGGACGACAGCCGTGAGAATGTTCGCGATTTCATCAACGGGGATGAGCCCTCTGTCTGGCTGGACTTCAATGTTCAGGGCTCCATCATGAACCTTATCGACTGATTTATATTTTTCTGAACCAAAGGAGGAATCTGCGATGTTAAATCTCGTCACGTATACTTTCGCCACGATGGCCGGAATTTGCTTTGCTGGAGGAATTGCGGTGCTCTCCGGCGGAAAGGGGAAATAAATGGAGGGCATTGACAACATTGTTGCCATGATCGATTACATGCTTAATACACAGCGAAAGCGCCACATCGTAGGTGGCATTCTTATCAGCATGTCAGCCCTCTTCGGGGGGCTGGCCGTTACCGCTTTAACCATCAAACAGGAGGATGAAAGTGAATAAACTTTTATATTTTGGTTTGGTCATTGGAGCAGCCGTAGCAGGAGCCGCGGTTGCTCTTTACTATACCAAAGATACCGAGCGTAAGCGCGCAGACGAAGAAATTGCCCAAATGCGTGAGTATTACGCTCAGAAAGAAGAAAAAACCAGTAAGACCTCGACAGAGACTGAAAACAAAAATGCGAAGTCTCAGGAGATGCGCAATTATCAGAAAATTGTGAAAGAGAGCTATGATTACGAGCGCACTCCCGATGGTCCCACAGCCATCACACCTGACGAATTCGGTGAGAATCCGGGATATGACAAACTCAGCATGACCTTCTACGCGGACAACATCGTGGCTGATGAGAATGATGAAATTGTCGAGGATGTGAACGACTGCATCGGCTTCGAAAACCTGGCCCACATGGGCGAGTACGAGCCTGATATTTTGTACGTCAAAAATGACCGTTTGCGCGTGTACTATGAGATTACTCGAGACCTGCGCAAATATGAAGATGTGGCAGGAAGTCTGCCTTACAGTCCGGGGGTGACCTGATTTGACAAAAAATGAGACGTCCGCAGCATACTTCGAATGGCTGTGCAGTTTTGTGTGTGTCGGGTATCGTTGGGATGGCCTCAGCTATAAGAAGTTGCTGAATCGTCTCAGCGAAATTGATTTTCAATTTAGCATCGCCATGGACGCGAATCGCGAAGCAGATGGCCTTGACCTGCGGTATCGCTTCGGTAACGAAAAGCACATTCGGAACTACATTATAAATCGTTACCTTGACGATCATCCATGTAGTGTTCTCGAGATGATGGTGGCTCTGGCGAATCGCTGTGAGGAAACCATCATGGATGACCCCGAATACGGAGATCGTCGCGGCCAATGGTTCTGGGGTATGATTACCAATCTCGGCCTTGCCGGCATGGATGACCGTAAATTTGACGAGATGTATGTGGACGAAAAGATAAATGCCTTTATGAACCACGAGTATTCCCGGAATGGGGAAGGCGGACTGTTTTATGTCCGTAGACCGTATACAGACATGCGCCAGGTTGAAATCTGGATGCAATTAAACTGGTATCTTGACGAATACGAGGTGAAATAAATGAAACATCTGGCTGTTTGGAAAATTTATGGGGCTTTTAGTCCCTGTGATTTGGCTACGGCCAATAACCCGAACGCTGAAACTCTCTACAAGGTTGCGAATGCTACCTACAAGTTCGTGAAGGGCCAGAATCGACTGAACACTGTTATCTGGTTGTCACTGGTTGGGTCCCTTATGCTCATTGACATGAACCACAAAGCTATCGAGAACCTGCGTGCTCAGAACCTGATTCTTGCCAAGGAGATTGACAAGTTGAAGCCGAACGAAAACGCGGAGGAGACGGAAATGTAATGCTTGACTTTTTACAAATTGCCACTCGCTCAAAGGCAAAGGGGGTGACAGAAATTTACCCAAAATTCGTATTAAAGTCTCAGTCTACGGATTTGATGATTCGAGGCGGGGACTTTTATGCGATTTGGGTTGAAGACCGCGGGCTCTGGTCAACGAATGAGTTGGACGCCTTGCGACTGATTGACCAAGCCCTGGATGCCTATTCCATAGAACATTCCAACGAATTCGGCAACTCGACATTCACACTCCACATGTGGGATGCTGAAAACGGCATGATTGATACCTGGCATAAATTCTGCCAGAAACAATGCCGAGACAATTTCCACATGTTGGACGAGAAATTGATATTTTCTAATGTCGAGCTCAAGAAAAACGACTATGCGTCCAAACGGCTGAACTATCCCTTGGAGGACTGTCCAATTCCAGGATGGGACAAGCTGATGTCGGTTTTATATTCTCCCGAGGAGCGCCATAAAATCGAGTGGGCTATCGGCTCTATCGTAACCGGCGATTCCAAAGAGCTTCAGAAGTTCATGGTTCTGTATGGCCCTCCCGGAAGTGGCAAATCGACAGTCCTTAACATCATTCAGCTGCTGTTCGAAGGCTATTACTCGGTATTCGATGCAAAGGCCCTCGGCAGTGCCAACAATTCCTTCGCCTTGGAAGCATTCAAAACCAATCCGCTGGTTGCCATTCAGCACGACGGTGACTTGTCTCGTATCGAAGATAACACCCGTCTGAACAGCCTTGTTTCGCACGAGCTTATGACCGTGAACGAGAAGTTCAAATCGGCATACGCAAATCGATTCAAGGCTTTTCTCTTTATGGGCACCAATAAGCCTGTAAAGATTTCTGATGCGAGGTCGGGCATTCTTCGCCGCTTGATTGACGTAGAGCCAACGGGGGAGAAGCTGAGTGGCAAGGAATACCACAAGGCTATGAAGAAAATCCCATTCGAGCTTGGCGGTATTGCCTGTCACTGCCGTGATATTTACCTCGAAGACCCCGAGTTCTATGACGACTACATCCCTGTCAACATGATGGGCGCATCCAACGATTTCTATAACTTCGTAAGTGACTCCTATTCCGTATTCAGCAAAGCAAACTCGACATCTCTGAAAATTGCTTACGAGATGTATAAAAACTATTGTGAGGATGCCAAGGTAACCTATTCCTACAACAAGCGGCTGTTCAAAGAGGAGCTTAAGGCTTACTTTGATATTTTCCAGGAAAAGCACATCGATGAGGACGGAACCACCATTCGAGGTTGGTACGAAGGCTTCCGAATCGACAAGTTTGATGGAAGCACCGGAAAAAAGCCAGAATCTGCGACTGTAGTCATGCCGGCGATTGAGTTCAAAGAGCAGCCTTCAATTTTCGATGATATTTGTGCCGATTGTCCGGCCCAATATGCGAATGACGGAGGCACCCCGATCAACCGCTGGGACAAATGCCGAACTAAACTCGAGGACTTGGACACCTCCAAGCTCCACTACGTCAAGGTTCCCGAGAACCATATCGTAATCGATTTTGATCTGAAAGGAGGAGACGGAGAAAAATCCTTTGAGCGCAATTTGGAAGCTGCTGCACATTGGCCCAAGACCTACGCAGAGCTGTCCAAATCCGGGCGTGGTATTCATCTTCATTATATTTACAGCGGAGACCCTGTACAACTCAGCCGTATTTATGATAATGACATCGAAGTGAAAATCTTTACGGGAAAGAGCAGCCTTCGCAGACAGCTCACCAAATGCAACAACCTTCCAATTGCGACCATCAATTCTGGTTTGCCATTGAAAGGAGATATAAAAATGGTGAATTTCGATTCCGTGAAAAACGAGAAGGCTATCCGAACGCTTATCAAGCGGAACCTTAATAAGGAATACCATGCAAACACTCGTTCAAGCGTAGATTTCATCAAGAAGATACTAGACGATGCTTATAACTCCGACGTCACCTACGACGTAGGAGACCTGTACAATGCTGTGCTGAACTTCGCAGCTAACTCGACGCATCAAAGCGACTACTGCATCAAACAGGTGGCGGCCATGCACTTCTCAAGCGATGACATTTCACCGGCTGTCAAGAACGACGAGGCGCCTATTGTGTTCTTTGACTGTGAGGTGTTTCCGAACCTGTTCCTTGTCAACTGGAAGTACCGGGGCAAAGACAAGAAAGTCGTTCGTATGATTAACCCGACTGCGAAGGACATCGAGAAGCTTATTCGGTATCGGCTCATCGGTTTCAACTGCCGCAAATACGATAACCACATGCTCTATGCCCGTATGCTCGGTGCACCTAACGAGGAATTGTACAAGCTGTCGCAGCGAATCATCAGCGGAGATAAAAATGCATTCTATGGCGAGGCCTATAACATCTCTTACACTGATATTTATGATTTCAGTTCCAAGAAGCAGTCTTTGAAGAAATTCGAGATTGAGTTGGGCATTCACCATCAGGAGCTTGGCTTGCCTTGGGACCAGCCTGTGCCGGAAGAAATGTGGCCTAAAGTCGCCGAGTATTGCGACAACGACGTCATTGCAACTGAGGCTGTATTCGAATCGCGATCCGCAGACTGGGTGGCACGGCAGATTCTGGCGAGTTTGTCTGGTTTGACTGTTAATGATACCACTAACCAGCACACTACCCGAATTATATTTGGTTCGGACAAAAATCCGCAGTGGCAATTTAACTATCGCGAGCTGTGGAAGCCTGTTCCGTATACCAAATATGAGGAGCTGCGAGAAGCTTACGGGCACGACTACGACTTCCGCGTGTGGAACGAGAAGGGCGAACCGCAGTATCGCAGTTATATTCCCGGAGAGGAGTTGCCTGTTGGTTGGAGCATCATGCCGTTCTTCCCGAATTATGTCTGGACCGGATACAAGTCGTACTGGGTCTATGATCTTCACAATGCTGAGTGGGCTCGGACCGAGGAAAAGACCCTGAATGACCTTCTCGATTTGCAGAAAGCTGAAGATAAACGTGCAGAAGAAGCAAAAGTAAAGCCTGAACAAATCATTGAGGAAGTCGGTGAAGGAGGCTATGTCTACGCAGAGCCCGGCATGTACGGCAACGTTGGTCTGGATGACATTGCGTCTATGCACCCGTCCAGTCTGATTGCCGAAAAGCACTTCGGCAAGTACACGAAAAACTTCGAGGATTTGAAGAATGGTCGTGTTGACATCAAGCATCAGGACATCGAAGCTCTGAAAAAACTGCTGGATGGCAAACTGGTTCCATTCGCAGAGGCAATTGTGGCCGGTACTGCCGATTATACCTGGGATGACTTGGCTTACGCGCTGAAAATTGTCATCAACTCGGTGTACGGACTGACGTCCGCGAAGTTCAGCAATCCATTCCGCGACCCGCGTAACAATGACAACATTGTAGCCAAGCGTGGCGCTCTGTTCATGGAGACACTTAAGAAGGAAGTCCAGAGACGGGGATTCATCGTAGCGCACATCAAGACGGATTCCATCAAAATTCCGGATGTCACCGATGATATTCTTGATTTCGTTGATAAGTATGGCCGTGAGTACGGTTATATTTTCGAGCATGAGGCTACTTACGACCGTATCTGTCTGGTAAACAACGCCGTTTATATTGCCAAGTACAATGCTCAGGGCATCATCAATAAAGGCGGTAAACATGCAAACGAATGGACTGCCACAGGCACCCAGTTCCAGATTCCGTATGTTTTCAAAAAACTATTCAGTCATGAAGAAATTCAGTTTGAGGATATGTGCGAGACTAAGCAGGTGTCCTCGGCCATTTATCTTGATATGAACGAGAAACTACCTGAAGGCGAGCACGATCGTCACTTTGTCGGTAAGGTTGGGCTGTTCTGTCCGATGAAACCTGGTGCTGGTGGAGGACTGCTGGTTCGGGAATCTGTCGACAAAAAGACTGGTGAAACGAAGTACGGAGCTGTCACCGGTGCCAAAGACTGGCGCTGGATGGAATCTGAAATGATCAAACAGCTTGGAAAGCAGGATGACATCGACAAGGACTACTACAACAAGCTCTGCGATAATGCCATTCGTGATATTTCGGAATTTGGCGATTACGAGTGGTTTGTTTCCGACCAGCCTTATGTTGGGCCATGGTACGAAGATGGCAAACCGCAGTATGAGCCTGATATTCCGTTCTAAACGCACTAAGACCTTATGGAAACATAGGGTCTTTTCTTTTTAAGGAGGAGTATGTTCTGAAAGCAAAAGATATTTTTAAAAAACTCGTCTATACGTACAAAAACAAAGACGAGTTTCAGGTGACGGACGCGGACATGGCTAAGGTCATCCGCAATATGTTCGTCAAGGAGACTGAAGACCTGATCATCAAGCGCGACATCAAATACACTTGGCAGTTCGTGAATCTGTTGACTGAGCAGAATGACAAGTGGAATGCACTGACCCGCATGTTCAAGAATAACTTTGGTTCCAGTCCTATCAGCAAAAACGACTTCCGTCGCCGCGTTGTCAAAGAGGAATGGCCTATGTTTACGGCTGAAATCCCGGCTATGAAACGCGACACCATGCCCGAACTCGAAACTGTCCTCAAGAAAGTGTAAAGGAGAAACTTCTATGGAACGCAACAATAAACTCGCAATCGATAATGCCCGCATCATCTTCAAGAACTTCACTGGCAAAGACGATAAGTTTGGCCGTGAGGGTGACCGTTCTTTCAGTATTGTCATTGAGGATGATGCGCTGGCCGAGCAGCTCGCCAACGACGGCTGGAACGTCAAACCGCTGACACCGCGCGACCCGGATGAGAAAGTCAACCATTTCATCAAGGTGAAGATCAGCTTCAAAGTCCGCCCGCCTAAGATTTGGCTGCTGACGAATCACAAACGCACTCTGCTGGATGAGGATACCATCGCCACGCTTCAGTACGCCCGCATCGAGAATGCCGATGTGGTTGTCAGCCCTTGGCGCTGGGAGGTCAACGGCAAGACAGGTATCGCGGCCTACCTCGAAACGCTGTACGTAAAAATCGAAGACGACCCGTTTGCCGACAAGTACGCCGACTACGAGAGCAGCGACGAAGTGCCGTTTTAATTGATATTTAGGGGTGCCGAGTGGAGGCAGAGTTAAATGTCCGTGGTCACTCAACTGGGCGAGTGATGTGTCAGCAAGGAAACAGCCCCTACTGATATTTTGGAAAGGAGATAGCCAGATGAAAAAATTCACCCTCAAAGATATTCTGAGCAGTGCTGCCAAATGGGAGCCGCCTGAAAAACGCGAGCCAACACCGAAAAAAGTTGCGCAATCCGAGAAGCATCCAGTAAAGCCTGCAAAAATCCCAGAGAAAACTGACTACAGCAGAGAATTCATTAAGAAATTTAACAGCCTGGCCGCCTCCAGAAGCCACTGGACAATTTGGGAAGACTTTGTTGTTTTGTTCGCCTGTTCCATTTCCAATGCGGTGGACCAGACTAAGGAGCATTATGATATTCGTGAAGAACGGTATTTGCAGACTATTAAGAAGTATTCCAAGGCAGAAGCCGAAGTCTTTCCCGAATTGGCCGCTTTAGTGATTTGCGCTCTTGATGAAAATCCTGAGCAAGACTATCTTGGAAAGCTCTTTATGGATTTAGACCTTGGCAATGAGCACAACGGACAATTTTTCACACCATATCATGTCTGTCAGCTCATGGCCGATATAAGCTGTAGCCTCGGGGATGATATTTTCAGCGTGAAAACGGTCAACGACCCTGCGTGCGGTGCCGGAGCCACACTTATAGCAGGGTATCATACCTATCGAAAGCTGTACGCAGAAAAGCACCTCAATGCTCAGAATTACATTTTGATGTATGCCCAGGACATCGACGAAACTGTCGCCCTCATGTGCTATATTCAGCTGTCAATGCTGGGGATTGCTGCTGTTGTAAAAATAGGGAATACATTGACAGACCCAATGTGCAGCGGAGATTCAACCGAAAACTACTGGTATACGCCTGTGTATTTCCTGCCGCCATGGAGCGATAGACGGTTAATTCAGGAGCTTTGCAAATTGATGAAAGGAGACGGCAATGAAAAAGTTTGAGCTTGGTGAGATGCTTATGACTTGCGGGATTGCCGATGAGGAAAGATCAGACCGGGACTTTGCAATGTTCGTTAATAAAAGTATCGAACGGCACGGCAACTGCGATTGGGGAGACCTTTGTGACGAAGATAAAGCCACTAACGATGATGCCCTTGAGTATGGTGGTCGACTAATGAGCCAGTATAGACGCGAAGGTTATCCTTCTCAACGAATCTGGATTATTACGGAAGCAGACCGTAGTTGTACGACGGTGTTGTTCCCGCATGAATACTGATATTTGCGGAAAGGAGAACCGGTATGAATATTATTATGTACGTGGACCGTCTGACGAAAAAAGAGTGCCACTGTGGATTACCAGAATTCTACAAGTTGGTTGCGGCCAATATCGGATATGCCGTTACCGAAAATACTCGATACGACTGCCGAAAGATTCAGTGCACTGGAGAGATTGAAAAAGAAATCCGTGCTTACTACTACGAGAACGGGTATACTCCGGAACAATTCGGATGCTTATGGTTGAGCTTCGGGCCGAAAGCAAGCTTGGCGGATTTCATAAATCCTTGGGGGTATCGAGTTCGTGTCGAATCCGGTGCTATTTACGAAGAAGGAGAAAAGAAACATGACTAAAATTCTTGGCGGCATTTTGCTGATTGCCGCGGCTGTGATATTTGCAAGCATCTTTGCGGGACTTGCTTCCGTTGGCTGGACTGTGATGGTCCGGGTTATGCTTGAGACATTCAAGTTCATCGGTGCATTCCTGATTGCAGTGCTAGGGATTGCGTTGTTAGAGGTGTAAGGATGAAAGATGATTAACTTATACGACTTCCAAATCAAAGCCATCGAGCAAATGAAAAACGGCTGCATCCTCTGTGGTGATGTTGGGAGCGGCAAATCCATCACGGCGCTGTCCTACTACTATTTGCAAAACGGTGGTGACCCCGATAGCTTACAAGGTGGTGATTATATTCCTATGGGTGACCCGCCGAAAGACCTGTACATCATAACCACCGCTCGTAAGCGAGACACGCTCGAGTGGGAAGGGGAGATGTGCAGGTTCTTACTCTCGCCTCATTCCGAAGTCAATCTCTACCAAAACAAAGTCGTTGTGGATTCGTGGAACAACATCAAAAAGTATGCGAACGTCATCGATGCGTTCTTTATATTTGATGAGCAGCGAGTCGTGGGCAGCGGCACGTGGGTCAAGGCATTTCTTAAAATTGCCCGGCGGAACCATTGGATTCTTCTGTCGGCCACGCCCGGTGATACCTGGCAGGATTATATTCCCGTCTTTGTTGCCAATGGATTTTACAGGAACAAAACCCAGTTCTTGCAGGAGCACGCCGTCTATTCGCGCTACACGAAGTATCCGAAGATTGACCGATTCATACATACGGGAAAGCTCTGCGCGCTGCGGAATGATATTCTGGTTCCAATGGACTTTCATCGTGGCGTTCGACTCCATCATGAAGAGATTTATGCCGAGTTTAACAACCGTGCGGTCAAGGAGCTTTGGAAAACACGTAGAAATCCTTGGACACAGGAGCCAATTATCAACGCCGCAGAACTCTATTACGATATTCGGAAAATCGTGAACTCTGATATTTCCAGGCAGGTCAAGCTCTTGGAAATTTTTGAGGACCATCCAAAAATGATTGTGTTCTACAATTTTGACTACGAGCTTGATATTCTGCGTGGAATGACCTTTGGAGAAGCTGAAGTGGCCGAGTGGAATGGTCATAGACACGACCCGATACCAGACGGAGACAGCTGGGTCTATCTCGTACAATACACAGCCGGCGCTGAAGGTTGGAATTGCATCGCCACCGACACGACAGTGTTCTACTCTCAAACATACTCCTACAAAGTTGCCAAGCAAGCAGAGGGACGAATCAATCGTATGAACACTCCCTTCAAAGACCTATACTACTACCATCTTACCAGTAAATCCTTCATTGATATTCGTATTGCGCGTGCCTACGATGAGAAACGCAATTTCAACGTCAATAAGGATTATAAGCGGTATTATGGTGAGTTCAAAACGACCGCATAATTTTCATGGCCTCGTATGAAAGGAGTGTGATCTATATGATTACAAATAATGGAATCCAAATGCTGAAACTAATGCACTTGCGCAAGGTGCTTACGGCCTTCGAACCAATTGCCGGCAATATTGGTGAAGCTAACAAAAATGCTTTGAAACTTATCGACGTCACGAATGCCGATATTTACGACAAAACCATGGAAGTTAGCGAGCAATATCTGCAATCGTTGGTAGCAGTCGGTGCCATGGCAAAAATGGCATTGGACGGCTTGGCTTTATATGACAAAATATGATTAACTCCTAAAAGACCTTATGACAACATAGGGTATTTTCTTTTAGTCGGAGGAAAAATGGCAAAAAAGCTCGATGAACAACAGAAACGTTGCGCGGACTGCATTTACCTTAAGAAAGTAAAAGACCTTAATGCCGAATGGCACTTCACGAAATTTTGGATTTGCAGCGAGTGTAACATCGAAATTCATCATATAACGGACAACGAATGCCATGTTCTTAGCGAGGACTATGGCTGACATTTGGAAAGGACTTGATTACGATGTTTACTTTTATTGCTGGTATTTTCACGGGCGCTGTTGGAACAATTTTAGTCATGGGCCTGGTGAGCGCCGGAAAGCCCACTGAGAGTGATGTTCAGGTTGAACGCAAACATGCAGACATCTGGAAGCGCGAGGCTAAACAGTGGGAGACCGCCAGCATCCGCCTTCACGACGAACTGCGTAGTGCTACCCGCATGGCCCAGTATTGGCGCGCTCGCTGCATGAATGCCCACTGCGATTTTACCGCTGCGTGTGATGACGAGGGGCATTATCCTACCGACAACGATGCTCCTACTCGTGAGGAGAAGCTGGTCAGTGATATTATGGACGCGGTTACCGACGAGCAAAAGAAAGATGAGGCGATTCCGGCATGAATAATGAAGGTATGTTGCTGGTAGGAGTCGATGAGCTTCAAAAAGCATACAAGAGCTGCCGAGATATAGCCATGGAAGCGGATAACATTCGCACCATGGTCCAGCAATGTATCGACGGTGATTGCTCCGAAACCGAACTTAGAGCAAACCTTGATATTTTGAAGGTCAAAATTAACAAAACCAAACGGATACATGAGAGAATGGCTAAGGCGTTCCAGATCATTGAGCGAGCTCTTGGTTGATAGTTGAGGATACAAAATGACTTACACACGATATGCGATCGAATTTCGTAGGCCAAATGATGAAGCTATGCTACATTCCCTAAGATATTTTGCATGCTACGACACCTCGGTCGAAAATGCAATTAAACGGCTAAAAGATGAATGGCCTGATGCCATTGTCCTTGATGTGAAAATTAGGAGAATAACTGTATGAATAATCGTAGAAAAGAAGTCTTTTTCGATATGTACTGCAAGACCTGCAAGTATTACAAGCAGGCGTCGTATCTGCATCCGTGCAATGACTGTCTGAGCAATCCGTACAACGAAGACAGCCACAAGCCCGTGAACTGGAAGGAGGCCGAATCCAATGGTCAAAAACACTAAATGCAAGGAGCTCTTTCCGAAGTGTCTTTACAACACATGCAGGCGGCGGGAGATGGACCGCGGATGCTGCATTGCCCATCATCGCGAGTGTCAGTTAGTGAGCAATGACCAAAATGCCAATCGGTGCCCCGGGTATACCATGAAAGTTGAGGTAAAGACAAAATGATTGATTTCTGGAATGGAATACACACGCCTGATGGTGCAGTATGGTTTAACCGGTTTACGAACGAGTATGAGTTTGAGAAAAGACCGGACGGATTCGATGCGTATTTGCTTGGAAAGAGAGCTTATAATATGATGTCCAAATTTGATATTAACGATATTGTCACGGTTCCCTATGATCACGACAAAAAATACTGGACGGTGACGGCTGTCCGTACAAGCCAAATTGAAATGAGGGCTATATACGACTTGGTTTCTGCGAAAACGGGTATCGCTCTGTATAATGTTCCAGAAGTCGATATGACCCTCGTTAAACGGCCCACTCAGAAAAAGGAGAACTCTGTTATGGATAAACGATATATGGTCAAGAAGCTCATCTACCACGGTCCTGCCACTATTGTGTATTGGGCCGACGGTGAAAAAACTGTAGTCAAATGCATGGACGCAGACACTTTTGACCCGATGGCTGGCTTCTGTGCTGCTCTTGCGAAAAAGGTGTATGGTTCTACCGGTGCCGTGAAACAAATCATCAAAGCCAGCAATTACAAGGATTCTCAAGCACTACCGTTTCAGGGTGAGAGTGTAAAGGATATCGCTACTCGTGCTATGGCTATGCTGCTTACCGATGTTATGAAAGGAGATTAACGATGGACCGTGAAGAATTCAAGAAAAAGATGGAGAATCATACAGTCATGACCGACGATATGATGTCTAACATTCAGGCGCTCCACCTCAAAAACACAAAGAAAAGTGAAATTTATATTGTCGCTATGGAGGAATTGTCCGAGCTTCAGAAAGAAATTTCCAAGGAGCTGCGTGGTCAAGGTGATAGAGATGGCATTCTGGAAGAACTGGCAGATGTCATGATTGTATGTGGGAACATCGTGAACCTGCAAAAAATCACGGATGCCGAACTTCGTGCGGCCACGACAGTCAAGCTTGATAGGATTCTTAGCAAACTCGTAGAAAAGGAGAACGGTAATGAAGGCGGATGCAAAATGGGTTCCGATTGTCTTCACTATGGCATCGGCTGTAGGAGTTGTGGGAACAGCAGTTCTTACGGCGAAGTGTACCACGAAAGCGGAGAAAATGCTGGCTGGACGCCGGGAAAATGACGGTAACACAAAAGAAACCGTAATTGATATTTTCCGCTGTTATGCCCCTGCCATAGCCTGCGGGACTGCCACTGTAGTGTGTATCGTGTCGAACGGGGTTCTTACTTACAAACAGCAGAAAGCACTCACAGGGGCCTGTATGCTCGTCCGAGAGAGCCTTGGACTGTACCAGTCAAAGGTTAAGGAACTCTATGGCCCTGAAACTCACCAGCACATCATCGACGAGCTATGCAAAGAAGATTTGGATGAGGTTCATCTGACTTCTTCCGGATTTTTTGGAAGCGAAACATTGGAATTCGAGGGTGTATCTGAAGACGAACCAATTCACACGTTCTATGACGAGTTCTCCAATAGATATTTTGATTCGACCATTGAGCATGTATTGCAGGCAGAGTACCACCTAAATCGGAACTGGACTCTTGGCGATGCCGTTACGGTCAATGACTTTTACGAATTTCTTGGTCTGTGCGGTCTCGCGGATGGCGACAATATGGGGTGGGACTGGGAAATGGGGATTTCCTGGCTCGACTTCAATCATCGAGTTATTCATAAAAACGGAGAAAAAGTTTTGGTCATCGAGATGGTGTTTACGCCGGACAAAGTGGAGGTGTGATATTTTATGAATGATGAATTGATTATCATTCGTGCTACAATCGCATTGAATCCTGAAAAGCTTGAAGAATTTCGGCAATCGATCATCCGACAGAGATCGGAAGGCGTTATTGTGTTGCCTCCCTATGTTCATGTCCTTCGTGCGCCGAGCGACGTTGACGTAAGAGTTGTTGATAGCAATTTTACGGTATAAAAAGGAAATTTTTAGGTGAAGACGATTCTGATAATAGGTTTGTTGTTTGCCATAATGAATCTGAAGTAAAAGAAAATATGTCTTGTTTTGGAAACGAGTTTGTCACTATTACAGAGAAAAATATGGAATTGTTAAAAGCAGGAATGGTGCTATCTTATATGGTAAACGATGAGTATGGCTTCTTTATCAGCTTTAGCAAAGGAGAACATAATTCCTATGAATAATGTAATTACTATTCAGCCAGAGCGGCGGTTATGCGAGGTGGACGGCCGACTTGGATATTTTCATTGCTGGGAATCTTATAAAGACTTCTTTTACGGCTACGTCATTGGAATCGTGGAGTTTCCGGATGGTGTACAACGTCTTGACCCAACTCGTATTAAGTTCGTAGACGACCAAAATCGAGAACTTGAGCTCCTCGAGAAAGTTCACAAGAAAATGAAGGAGGCTCCGAAGCATGACGTTCAACGGGAGACAGATTAAAGGTAAACTCCACAAGATGAGTTTCCGAACAGCGATTGACAATACGGAAGACTTAACAAAAGCCTTTATTGCAAACCACCCGGATATTGATATTTTAAGCATTACAACGTCGTTTTACTCTATGACGTATGGCGTGACGACGATTTGGTATACGGAGGTGAGTAAATTTTGCCAAACGATTTAAACTTGTTGGAGGCTCTGTTTGCAAGCTCGGACGAACTGATTTCTGCGTACTCGTGTCTTCGGAATATTGCCTACACTACAGTCGAAGCCCTTATGAAGTTCACGGACCTCGCGTTGGTTGGATGTAAAAATAAAAGAGTAGTCCATTTGGCGCTACATGGTAAAAAGAAAACCCGGAAAAAGAACTGGAACCGAGCTATGAAGATTATGGCAAGGGAGTGGAACCGTGAATAATTGCTGCCCGATCTGCAAATCCACGTTCAGTCGTTGTTAATGTCTTGTTGGAGGAAATGCTAATCCTGACAGATGGAGCCGAGCGATGGTTGTGAAGGACCATTTATATTTACTTACGCCGACACAGTTGCAGCATGTTGTCAATCTCGAAAAGTATTGGGAAACAAGCTATGAGATTGATGATATGAATGAGATTGTGGAAGAACTAAAGGAGGCTTATGATGACTCATGTAATTAACCCCATGTTGTTTTATTGGTGCAGTGTCTCGGACACTGTGAAAGCTCTCGCTATCATTGCTGCCATTATGCTTATCATAGTATGTTTGGTGTTTTTATTCGTTGGTGCTTTCCATATTGGAGAAGCATTCGATTATGGAGGTGGCGAAGACAGCGATAATTATAAAGTGGGCGTTAAATTTTTAAATTGGACCCAAAAGTGCATTGTTCCATTGGTGATTTTACTCATGCTTTCCATTTTTATCCCGAGTGAAAAAACGATATATAAAATGATGGTTGCGAATATCGCCACATACGAGAATATCGATCTGACTGCCGAAACCATTGAAGATGCATTCGACCACGTAATCGACAAACTCATAGAACTTGGAGGTGATAATAATGCTGAAAATTGAAAACGCCGAGGTCGTTGGTTGGGAACATGCGATTCGTGGGATGCGGAACCCGATGAACTCATGGGAGAAGAGCGATTCGGAATTTATTACTGCGGATGGTGATCACCATGATATTACAGGCAATTCCGGTCCATGGTACGGAGAAGATGGTTGGAGTGAAAACCTTATTGGCCCAAATGACCAAAAACTCATGACTCAGCTCGCCAAGGCCGGCACAGACCATCGGAAGTTCATGCGGATGATTACCGTCTACCTTGATATTACGGCGCCGCTGTATTGGTGGAAGGAGTTCGATACATACAAGGTTGGTACAGTGGCCAATTCGTGCAGTACGATGCACAAGATTGCCGAGAAGGAGTTTGACGTAAACGACTTTAGCCATGAGCACATTGAAGAGCTTGACGGCGATGAATACAATATGTCCTATGATTGGCTTCTTCGGACTGTGGATATTCTGAATTACTACCGTAAGAAGTATAATACCGCTTCTGAGAAGCTAAAAAGGGATATTACAAATGCAGAAAGAAAGCACGTACTTGCTCAGCAAAAGCTTTTCTGGTGGCAGATGATTCAGCTTCTTCCGTCAAGCTACAACCAGAAACGTACTGTCATGCTGAATTACGAGGTGCTGGCGAATATTTACAAATCGCGTCGCAATCACAAGCTGGATGAGTGGCACACTCTCTGTGATTGGATTGAGACGCTGCCGTACAGTGAGCTGATTACCGGAAAAGAGGAGAGTGGTAAATAATGGAGGTTGTGGATAATCGTACACCAAAATCTGTAACTTTCTCTGAAATCGGGCCAAACGAAATGTTTGAATATGATTTCCGAGGGAATATTGCAATGAAGCTGGTCGAACCTACAAAAGTCAAGAACCGCTACACTGACCGAGAAGCTGACTTTTCCATATTTGAGGCCGAAGCGTTCGTTATTGCGGGCCCTGATGTTGGAAAATTCATTCGGTTTGGCACCCATGATGCAGCAATCTATCGGCCTGTGCATTGCGAACTCGTTCTTTCCGATTACTCCGGGAAATGAGGTGAAATTATGTTTGCTGTTGCTGCGGCGATTCTCTATCTGGCTGATGCTCCGTTTCCTGTATTTGTAGTAATTTGGATGATATACATCATTGGACTGGCTTTGGAAAGTATGTTTCGCTAACAAAATCTGGACGTCTGGAACATGGCGTCCTCTTTTTCTATGAAAGGGGAAATTTATGACCATCGATAACTGTACTCGTTGTGACATGTGCAGTCACAAAAATGTATGTCGAAAACTATCGGCATACAGCGATATGATTACTCGTACGGTAGATAGTCTTACCGAGAAATATGACGCTCCGATTGAGGACGTACTCAAAGGAATGAATACCTGCATTACGTTTACTTGCTTGGACTACGTTCGGGAAGTGAAGGTGCGCTAATCATGATTGTTAAAATTAAAAGCAGATGTGAAACGTGTGCTCATGAGAAGGTTTGCGTTAAAAAAGATGGAATGCAGACAATCGAGCATGAGTTCGACAAAATTCTCGGCTCCGATTCATATTTTGGCATACAAAATTACATGGACCAGCTCGGATTAGGGGTTGATATTATTTGCGAGGATTACCTTGAGAAACGGAGGGTGATTCCGGTATGAACGTTCTTGGTGAAATGTATTATTGTGAACGTTGCGGTGAACATAAGTTTGTCAAGTACATCGGCAGCGGACCTTACCGTGATGGAATGATGGTTCATATTACTGCTGATGGATTCGAGGGCGCTGTCGGCTGGACTAAACATGATGATATGGATTTCTGTCCTAAATGCTCTGAGAAATACAATTCGATGATGAAGGACTTCCTATCCTGTAAGGAGAACTGAGATGTCGATTGACCATAAGCTTGACCTCAAGACATTGAACAGCATTTGTCCCGGCGGATATTTTTACTCGATTCCTTGTATGTGGGACCCGAAAGATGGGCACGAGCCTATCAATGGAATCGGATACGTCATGTGCAAGCAGCTCAATGAATTCCAAAAAGACACGCTGTGGCAGTATCCGAATGTGGTATTAACTATAGTCAACCATCGTTACGCAAGAGAAATCATACATGATATGGTGTTCATCGGGGACAGTAACAGGCCGGATGGGAGGTGAAAATCAATGGCAAATAGCTCGGTAATAACGGTCAGATTGCCGAAAGAAGACCGTGCGAAACTGATTATTTCAAGTACGAAAACCGGAAAATCGAAGTCTGAAGTTGTCCGCGAAGCGCTTGAACTGTATTACAAAAACGAAAAAGCCGGATGAAAAAAATGTATTACATGTATTACAAAATGAGCAAAAAGTGTATTACGTGTATTACATGTATTACATTTTTTAAGACAGTTTTGAAGCGAAATCACAAAATTTGTAATACACTAGCCCAAATGTAATACACTTTTGGGCTAAAAATGGCCAAAAAATCACAAAAAAGTGAAAATTATAGGTTTTTATCTAATATAGGTGTAAATATATAAAATTTTATATATTTGAGTATATATAAATGAAAAACGTAATTTTTTAATTTTTTGCGATTCGGAAAGGAGATAATCCAATGGACGACGAAAAATGCGCAAACGAATTGCTTGAGGAAGCAAGAGCGTACTTTCCGTTACTGTTTAAAAAAGTTGCCAGATATCGAGTGTATGCACCGATGGTACTCTTGATTGAATTACCGGATAGAAAGGTGTTCTTATTTGATTCACTCAATCAAACAACTACACGTCTGCCTGACGATGATAACATCATGACTAAAGAGCAGACCGGGCGTGTGTTTGGTATTTTGCTTCGAAGAGTTATGGCACAGAAAGGATTTACCCAGATAGGCCTTGCTGAGGCGACAGGTTTGAGGCAATGCCAAATTTGCAATTACACTTACGGACGAAGTGTTCCAAGCTACTACGCTTTCGATAAAATTGTAAGAGCGCTCGGATGCAGTGCGGAGGATTTGCGGTATGTAAAATAAAAGTTTACAATTTCCTTCTTGCGGTAGATGGTTTATATCCTGTATAATGGAGCCATCCTAGGAAATACACAAGGAGGTTACAAATGGGATTCAAGAAAAACAAGAAATCGGACATTACGGAAACAGTCGTGAAGAATGACCGCGGCGAAGAAGTTCATGTTCTCGATGGGCCTGACGGCACAGTGGAAGTCAAGCGAGTCCACATGAAAGACTTCCTGCCGACCGGTGAGGAATGGTGCCCGCATTGCCATGTACAGTGTGATCATTACGATGAGGATGAATACTTCGAGTGTCCTGAATGTGGATGGACCATTACCGACTGGGAAATTGAAGAATGGGGCGGTCATCCGACAGAGGCTGCTTCTCATGAAGACGACTTCGGAACCAACTTCGAGGATGCCTTCTCTGATGACGATTGATATTCATTGAAACCCATGGGTCTGCGCTAGCACCAAAGCGCGGGCCCTTTTTATTTTTTGCTTCGCGAAAATTTCATAGGGTATTATGAGAGAAGAGATAATATATCGGGACCTTGAAAAAATCACGGTATATTGCCTTTTGAACCGAAAGGGGATACTTATGGCAAAAGAAAGTGCTTTTCAGAAAGGTTTAATTAACGATCTGAAGAAACGCTTCCCGGGCTGTATGGTCTTAAAGAATGACCCAAATTATATTCAAGGGATTCCTGACCTTTTAGTTTTGTACGAAGGGCACTGGGCAGCTCTTGAATGTAAAAAAGCGAAGCAGGCAAGCCATCAACCAAATCAAGATTACTATGTCGAGAGAATGAACGAAATGTCATTCTCTCGATTTGTTTATCCGGAAAATAAGGAGAATGTTTTAGATGAACTTCAACAATCATTCCAATCTTGTAGGCCAGCACGCTTTTCTCGGGGCGAGTAAGTACCATTGGCTCAATTACGATGCTACCAAAATCGCAGAAGCTTATCGCGCTGCCCAAGCTGTACAAATGGGCACAAGACTTCATGCGTTTGCCGCTGAGTGCATCGATCTTCGTCAGCGGCTTCCGAAATCTCGCAAAACTCTGAACATGTATGTCAATGACGCTATCGGTTACAACCTGAAGCCAGAGCAGGTTCTGTATTACTCGCAGAATTGCTTTGGTACCGCTGACGCCATCGATATGCGCGGTGATCTTCTGCGCATCCATGATTTGAAGACCGGTAAGGTGCCGGCGCACATGGAGCAGCTGATGGTTTACGCTGCATTGTTCTGCCTCGAGTATGGTATCAAACCGACGGATATTGATATGGAACTTCGTATCTATCAGAATGACGATATCGTTGCACTCAAGCCGGAAGCCAATGATATTACGGTCATTACCAAGAAAATTATCGAGGCCGACAAGATTGTAAATCATATTAAAGAAATGGAGGGCTAACCATGTTTGACGACAAACCATCCCTGGACGATGTTATCGCGCACTACGGCGTCGGCAAGATGGACGGCGCTCCTGGCCGTGGTTCGGGTCGCTATCCTCTCGGCTCCGGCGAGAATCCGTATCAGCGTGGGGACGATTTGCTGGCCCGTTATGAAGCATTGGAGAAAAAAGGATATTCCGAAAAAGACATTGCTGAAGAGATGGGCACTAGCACTACAAAGCTGCGTGTTCAGCTTTCCTACGCCAAGAGTCTGCGCCGTATGCAGCAGGTGTCTCAGGCCAAGAAGCTCCGCGACGAAGGAAAGTCTCTGAACGAGATTGCTGAAATCATGGGCTTCAACAATGATTCTTCGGTTCGGTCACTTCTGAATGTGCAAGCTGAGGAGCGCATGAAGCAGTCCTCTGCTACGGCAGAGAAGCTGAAAGAGTTGATTGACACCAAAGGATATTTGGATGTCGGTGCCGGCGCGGAGCGTGAGCTTGGTGTATCCCGCAACAAGCTCGACCAGGCCCTTTATATTCTCGAGATGGAAGGTTATCTCACCTATAAGCGTCGCATTCCTCAGGTGACAAACCCGAACCAGAAGACGACGTTGCAGGTGCTTACACCTCCTGGTACGGAATACAAAGATATTTACGACACCAGCAAGATTCATTCTGTTGGCGATTACACCATTTCATACGACAACGGCGACACTTTTCATAAGCCGTTCGAGTATCCCACAAGTGTAAGCTCCAAACGCTTAATTATCAATTACGCCGAAGAAGGTGGTGTTGATAAGGATGGTGTGATTGAACTTCGTCGTGGAGTTAAAGATTTGAGCTTGGGCGACTCCCATTATGCTCAGGTTCGCATTATGGTCGACGGTGCCTACTATCTTAAAGGCATGGCAGTCTACGCCGATGATCTTCCGAAAGGTGTCGACATTCGTTTTAACACGAATAAGTCGCTCGGCACACCTATGGAGAAAGTTCTAAAGCCTCTGAAGAGAACCAATACCGGCGAAATCGATGTGGACAATCCGTTTGGTTCTCTTATTAAAGAGAAGGGCGGTCAGTATTATTACGACGACCCTAAAGGCAAGTATGTTGACCCTAAGACTGGCAAGCGCCAATCTCTTGGGGCCACCAATAAACGTGCTGATGAAGGTGACTGGGGCGAATGGGCTGACAAGGTTCCGTCTCAGTTCCTCGCCAAACAGTCCGAGTCTCTGATTAAACGCCAGCTCAACTTGTCTAAAGAGGACCGCAAGCTTGAATTTGACGAATTGTGCTCGTTGACGAACCCTACCATTAAACGAAAGTTGCTTGAAGATTTCGCAGACGGTTGTGATAAAGCGGCCGTCACTCTGAAAGCTGCGGCCCTTCCCAGACAGAAGTATCAGGTCATTCTGCCTCTTACTTCTGTCAAGGACAATGAGATTTATGCGCCAAACTATACGGATGGCGAAATGGTTGCTCTTGTTCGCTACCCGCATGGTGGTACATTTGAGATTCCCATTCTGAAAGTCAATAACAAGAATGCCGAAGGCAAGCGGGTCATGGGTACAAATCCTAAGGATGCTGTCGGCATTAACAAAGCTGTTGCAGACCGTTTGTCTGGCGCAGATTTTGACGGCGATACGGTTATGGTTATCCCTACGAATGGTAAGAATAAGATTAAGATCACTTCAACTCCCGAACTCGAGGGCTTGAAAGGCTTCGACCCTAAGCTCGAGTACAAGATTCCTGAGGGCAATCCGAATCATGTGCAGTTGATGACAAAAGACAACACTCAAAAACAGATGGGCGTTGTCTCGAATCTTATCATGGACATGACTCTGAAAGGTGCAACCCCACCAGAGTTGGCACGAGCAGTTCGCCATTCAATGGTCGTCATTGATGCTGAAAAACACAAGCTTGATTACAAGCAATCTGAGGTTGACAATGGCATCGCCCAGCTTAAACGTAAGTATCAGGGCCATCTGGATGCTAACGGTCAGTATCATGAGGGTGCATCGACCCTTATTACGATGGCTAAGAGCGATCAACCTGTGCCCAAACGTCAGGGTAGCGGATACGTCAATCTTCCGGGTGTCAAGGTTAAGGGCAAGGACGCGTACGACCCGACGCAACCTGAAGGTAAGAAGCTGTATAGCACGGCGGATGACCTGTACTATACTACCACCCGGGTCAATAAAAGAACCGGCGAAGTAGTTACCAAACAGAAGATGCGCCAGCAAAAGTCTACCAAGATGGCAGAAACCAATGACGCATACTCCTTGGTGTCCGACTATCGGTCCCGTGCTGAGCTGGCTTATGCCGACTATGCTAACTACCTCAAGAGCATGGCCAATGCTGCCCGCAAGGAAATGAAGGCCACCGGCACCCTGAAGTACGATGCCGCGGCTAAGAAAGCTTATGCACCCGAGGTCGAACGACTGAACGCCGCACTAAATCTGGCTGAGGCTAATAAGCCTCGCGAACGTCAAGCTCAGGCCCTTGCTAACACTCGCATTAAGGAGAAGATGGCACAGGACCCTGACTTGGCTAATGATAAGAAAATGCTGCGAAAGGTGTCTCAGCAGGCCATTGTAGCATCCCGTAATGAGGTAGGTGCTAAGCGCACGGCAATTGAAATTAGTGACCGTGAATGGCAGGCTATTCAAGCAGGCGCTATCAGTGACAACGTATTGTGTAAGATTCTCGACAATACAGATGTTGATAAGCTGCGTGCGCGTGCAATGCCTCGTGCCACTACCGAACTGAGTGCGGCCAAGAAAGCATTGATTCGGTCTCGCGCTGCTGCTGGTTATACAAATGCTCAGATTGCTGAGAGCTTAGGCATTTCGCCGTCGACTGTGGCTAAGTATCTGTGAGAGGAGGTGGAGTTACTATGGCTCAATGTATGTTGACCACGTTTGACAATCCTTATAATCCATTTGATGACTTCACCAAATGGTGGCTTTGGGATGTCACGCATGGATACAATTCGTGTGGTTTGCTTGCTCATGTTTCTGGAAACGATGAATTGACAGACGAAGAACAAAGCATTGCCATTGAAAAAGCAATTGATTCGATTATCGATTGCGATTTCTTTCACATTTACAAGAAAGTAAAAAGCGATGACAATGCAAATCTGCATGAAAACATTGCAAACACAAAAGAAAAACAGGCTATTTCGGCCTAAGGACTGTTGTTAAGCATAGGGGAGGGGGTCGTGAAAAAATCACCCCCTCCCTACATCGCGGCGGTCTTTGATATTTCTCCGGGGGAGATTTTTGGAAAAACAGTTTAAGGCTCTCCCACCTTGAATTGTGATTCTATGATATTTCCTCCGGCTTTTTGCAGGGGTCTGTAGGTGACTTTGACGATGTACAGCGTCATTACCTCCTTTCATTCTCCTTTCAGGGTCCGGCTTCGGCCTACAGACCCCTGCAAAAAGCCGGAGAATTCATAGCGAAAGGAGCCGAAAAGGATTGAAAAGAGCTAAAGACCCAATGAAAACTGGTAAGAAAGGGACTGTACGCCCGGCACTTACGCCGGAGGCCCGTGAAAACCAGATGATTTCGTTGGCTATGGACCTTGTGGAGAAGCGAATACTCGAGGGCACTGCATCTTCACAGGAGACGACCCACTTCTTGAAGCTGGGTACAACAAAAGCACGTATGGAGAAAGAAGCTTTGAGTAAACAAATCGAATTGTTGCAGGCCAAGACTGAAAGTTTGAAGTCTCAGGCCCATGTCGAGGAACTTTACAAGGAAGCTTTGGACGCCATGCGAAGATACAGCGGGCAGGACAGCGACGATGCTTAGGACATACACTGAACTTTGCGGATATTCTACATTCCTTGAGCGGTTTGAGTATCTGAAGCTCGATGGTGAGGTGGGAGTTGATACGTTTGGGTTTGACAGGTATCTGAATCAGATATTTTACAACTCATACGAGTGGCGAAAGTTTAGAGACAAGATTATTGTTCGCGATAAGGGATGCGACCTGGGCGTTGAGGGTTATGAGATAAATGGGTATTGGAAAGACGGTAGATACATAGCACCGAAAGTCGTTATCCATCATCTCAATCCAATCGCCAAGGACGACATACTGAATCAAACGGACATGCTTATGAACCCTGAATACGTGATTACCACCGTTCATTCCACCCATATGGCTATTCACTACGGGGATGCCGACCAATTAGAGCAAGGTCCTACAGTCCGAAAGCCTAACGATACTTGCCCCTGGCGATAAGGAGGACTTATGGACAGTATACTGACATCTATCAAGAAACTGCTCGGCATGGATGCCGACTATACCGCTTTTGATACTGATGTAATCATTCATATCAACACAGCTCTGGCGATTCTGTGCCAGCTCGGGGTCGGTCCGGACAAGGGCTTCCGCATCCGCGATGATTCTGCTACTTGGCAAGACTTCGTGGGTGAGGATACCAGACTGGACGACGTCAAGGATTACGTCTATCTGAAAGTCAAACTGCTATTTGACCCGCCGTCCAGTAGTGCGGCTATTCAGTCCACAGAAAGCCTTATTTCGGAAATCGAGTGGCGCTTGAACATTACTGCTGAAATGGAGGTGTAATTTATGTGGGATTACGTCACTGTAAATTCTGGACAGGATTACTTATCCCATCACGGAATTTTGGGTATGAAATGGGGCATCCGTCGATACCAGAATGACGATGGAACCCTTACGACTGTCGGAAAGAAAAGATACGGAAATGCTGAAACTGAATTTTCTGAATTGAATGCCGCCAGAAAAGAATATGAGCATTCGAAAGACTACTATATGAAAAAGACAGCAGCAGGACTTCTGTATAATCGGAAAGCCACAGATCGGTTGAATAAATCGGTTAAGCGTTTAGCTAATGCTAAAACTGATTTAAACGATGCGAAAGATAGAGTGTCTTTACAAAATCAGAAAAAGAAGGGCAAACGTCAAATCAAGTTAGAGGAATCTTACCGTGATAAGGGGTTGACCAAAGAAGAAGCTGAACTTGCTGCATATAAGCGAATCAGAACTGAGAAAACCATAGCCATAGTTGCAGGTATGACTGCGGTTGCTGCGGCCGCGTATGTTGGTTATAAGCACTACGATAATACCGTTGACCGTTTGATAAAATCAGGAACTGTTCTTCAAAATATGTCCAATAACGCTAACCGAGGCGTATCGGATGCTTTCTATGCTTCTTTCGGGAAACATGACAATAATCGTTATCTGGGTTTCTATGGTAGTCAATTGCAAAAGAGTGTCAACTACGGGCTTTCATCGGGTGTCTACAAAACCAACATCAAACTTGGTGATGACTTAAGGCTTGCTTCTCCTAAGAATGCTGTAAACATTCTCAGACGAACTATGCAAAAAGATTCCCAATTTGCAGACGGGGTTCGGCAGTCACTGAAGGGGTTAAGTCAGGCATCGCTATCTCCCAATCAAAAGAAAGTATTTGACAAAGCCCTTAAAAGTCTCAATGCTGGCAAAATTGACAATCACGTTTACGAAGCGGTGAATATTGCTTTGGTAGATCATACCCCAAGAGGGCAAAGCGTAAGCAGCAAATTCTATGATGCTCTAAAGAAAGCCGGATACGATGCAATTAAAGATATTAACGATTCCAAATATTCCGGTTACAACACAAGAAGCCCGATAATTGTCTTTAATGGTTCTGCCAAAACCGCCGTTGATTCGATTTCTTCTATTGGTAAGCAGCAAATAGAGAAGCAACTAAAAGCTGAAATCTATAAAAAGTACGCTGAAGATTTGGTTAAAGCTTATGCTCCTGTCGGTGCAGCTGCTATTGGTGTTGGTTCCGCCAGTAAATTGGTGACTGATGCTTTGATCGAAAAAGCCAATCTGGAGTATGTGAAGAAATATCGTAAGGAACATCCGAAATCGGAATTGTCAGCCAAAGAAATTATTCGGACTAGACGCAAATAAAAATCTCTAAGGTCTGAACTAACCCTAGAGATTCGTGTGAGGTGATGACTATGTGGATTTATGAATCTGTAAATTCGGGGGACGACTACTTAGCCCACCATGGTATCCTTGGTATGAAGTGGGGCATCCGTCGATACCAGAATAAGGATGGTACTTTGACCACGGAAGGAAAAAAGCGGAAATCTATCAAAGAAATGAGCGATTCTGAGCTTTTAGAAGATAACAAACGACATGCCCTTGAAGCTCAATATAAGAAAAACCATAAAACGAAAACATCCTTGGAAAAATCTAAAGAGGCGATTGATTCTGCGAAGAATGCAATTTCTGATTTGAAAAGGCTGACGCAAAAAAGTACACACAAGAAACACATGGATTTATCCGCCATGTCCGATGACGAGCTTCGCAAAGTAATCAACCGAAAAAACTTAGAGCGACAGTATGAAGATTTGTTTGGAGAAAGCGAAATATCCGTAGGTCGGCAAAAAGTTGGCGAAATTCTTGACTATGCAGGAACGGCTCTCGTTGTCGCCAGTTCCGCTGCGAGCATTGCCGTAGCAATTCAAGAGATGCGAAAAGATTGATTATTCTTCGTAATCATATTTTTGTTCGTCTTCGTTGGAAATGTCGTGTTCTTTTATCTGAGACGCAGCACCGAGTATTGTCACAACTCCCAAAGCCACTGCTCCGAGAACGGACAAACCTTTGCCAATAATGTCTGAAATAAATTCTTTATTTTCTGTATCTTTTAACCGCATCATTTCGTTGACATCAAGAACCATCTCCATAAGCTTATTACGTTCTTCTTCGGTTATGTCATTTGACTCCAGTCGCTTAAAGCAATAATCTAACGTTCGATTACATGAATCATAAACCGCCATCATGCTTTCTCGATTTGCTGAAAATGCGAGATCGACATTTTCTTTCATGCTCGATACTAACATTTTACTATATTGTACAAAATCAGGAAACTCGGATATCACTTGTCTGGCGAGTTCTCTATCCATATTGGGCATACGATTAGCAAGAGTTATGACATCATCTACCGTCATATAATTGAAATTTTTTATGTTCATTTCTTTTAGCAGATTTTTACGATTGACATGACCGGGTGTAAGCATTGTTAGATTCCTCCTTTTTATTTCAGTATAGCATAATAAATCAAAACTTCAATAGCGTGTGAAAAGAGGTAATAAAAATGCGTATTTATGAATCTGTACATTGTTGAAAAAAATAGAAATAAGGAGATATTATGGCACTCTCTAATACTGCCGTTCCGAAGTATTATGGCCGGTTCAGAGAGGCCGTGCTTCGAGGTGAAATCCCCGTTTGTCGTGAAGTGGCAATGGAGATGAACCGCATCGATGATTTGATTGCTGACTCGACAAAATACTATGACCCGGCGCCTGTGGAAGGATGGATTGCCAGTTGCGAAGGTGAATTGACTCTTACCGACGGTTCCGATTTCCACATGCTTGATACATTTAAGGTGTGGGGCGAGGAGATTTTTGGTTGGTACTACTTTATTGACAGAAGTGTGTATGAGCCTAACCCCGATGGGCATGGCGGACATTATGTCAACAAAAAAATTAAGAAACGGCTAATCAATAAACAGTATCTTATTGTCGGACGAGGTGCCGCCAAATCTTTGTACGACACATGCGTCCACAACTATTTCCTGAATGTCAAGACTCTTACCACTTTGCAGATCACCACTGCTCCGACGATGCGTCAGGCCGACGAGGTGCTTTCACCGCTACGAACCGCCATCACAAGAGCCCGCGGTCCGTTGTTTAAGTTCCTGACGGATGGCTCCTTACAGAACACAACAGGTTCAAAGGCAAATCGAGTTAAGCTTGCCGCCACGAAGAAGGGTATTGAAAATTTCATGACCGGGTCTCTGCTTGAAATTCGTCCTATGACTATCGACAAGCTTCAGGGCCTTCGTGTTGCCTGCGGTTCGGTTGATGAATGGCTTTCCGGCGATATTCGGGAAGACCCCATCGGTGCTATTGAACAGGGTGCAACCAAAGAGCAGGGTTCTGCCGGCACCAACGATTACGTCATCATAGCCACGAGTTCGGAGGGTACCGTTCGAAACGGTAGCGGCGATACAATCAAAATGGAATTGATGAAAATCCTGAAGGGTGAGTATTTTAATCCGCATGTGTCAATTTGGTGGTATAAGCTAGACTCCGTTGATGAAGTTGGAAACCCCGATATGTGGCTAAAGGCCAATCCTAATCTAGGAAAGACCGTCACCTACGAAACGTATCAGCTGGATGTCGAGCGCGCCGAACAGAACCCGTCCGCACGCAATGATATTCTTGCAAAACGTTTTGGTCTTCCCATGGAAGGTTATACATATTTCTTCACTTACGAGGAAACACTGTGCCATCCGCATCGAGAATATTGGAAGATGCAGTGTGCTCTCGGTGCGGACCTTAGTCAGGGCGACGACTTCTGTGCATTTACGTTCATCTTCCCGCTTTCAAACGGATGTTTCGGTATCAAGACACGGAACTACATAACATCACTGACTTTGATGAAATTGCCTGCGGCCACGCGAGTGCTGTACGAGAAATTCATGAACGAAGGCAGCCTGATCGTTATGGAAGGCGCGGTTCTTGACATGATGCAGGTGTACGAGGACCTTGACAATCATATCGCCCGGTGCCAATACGACGTCGCGGCTTTCGGCTATGACCCGTACAATGCAAAAGAATTCGTCGAACGCTGGGTCAGCGAAAATGGCCCATTTGGAATTGAAAAAGTTATACAGGGTGCAAGAACGGAATCCGTTCCTCTTGGCGAGCTCAAGAAGCTGGCAGGGGAGCGGATGCTTTTGTTTGATGAGGAACTCATGACATTTGCCATGGGGAACTGCATCACTTTGGAAGATACCAATGGCAACCGTAAGCTATGGAAAAAGCGTTACAGTGAAAAAATCGATGCTGTTGCGGCTATGATGGATGCTTTTGTGGCTTACAAAAATAACAGAGAAGCTTTTGAATGAGGTGTGCTCATGGATGAAAATCAAACTTTCGGTTCCAGGCTGAAACATGCATGGAACGCTTTTCTAAATCGGGACCCTCCGATGTCCTATCGGGACTATGGTGGCGGTTACTCTTATCGACCAGATCGAGTACGGTTTAGTCGAGGTAATGAGCGGACTATCGTTACTTCCGTCATAACCCGTATTGCAATGGATTGTGCAGACATTCGTATCGTTCATGCTGATATGGATTCCAATGGTCGATTCAAACAGGAACATCCCGGCGGTTTAAACAGCTGTCTAACTCTGGAAGCAAACCTTGACCAGAGCGGACGAGCCCTTATTCAGGACATTGTGATGACAATGCTGGATGAAGGCCACGTTGCTATTGTTCCCGTGGAGACTTCCACTGACCCTGAGACGGGTGCATTTGAAATAGATTCACTACGCGTTGGCAAGGTAGTCGAGTGGTATCCGTCAGACGTTAAGATTGAACTTTACAATGAACGAAATGGCCGACACGAGCAAATCATGATGCCGAAACGTGCCGTTGCGCTGGTCGAAAACCCGCTATATCCCATCATGAACGAACCGAACTCAACGATGCAGCGGCTTATCCGGAAGCTGGCATTGCTTGACGTTGTCGATGAGCAGACAAGTTCCGGAAAGCTGGACTTGATTATTCAGCTTCCGTATACCATCAAGACACTGGCACGCCAGGAGCAGGCCGAACGACGCCGCAAAGACATCGAACAGCAGCTTACAGGCTCCAAGTATGGCATTGCTTACACGGACGGTACCGAGCACATTACCCAACTGAACCGCAGTCTCGACAACAATCTCATGAAACAGGTCGAGTATCTGCAAGAGGTTTTCTGGGGCCAGCTAGGTATGACACAAGAAATTCTGAACGGTACAGCAGATGACAAAGCCATGCTGAATTACAACAACCGTGTTGTCGGTGCCATTATTTCTGCCATTGTGGATGAAATGAAACGAAAGTTCATCTCTTCAAATGCGCGTGGGCGCGGACAGTCAATTGTCTACTTCAGCGAACCGTTCAAACTTGTGCCGGTTTCCCAGATTGCAGACATTGCGGATAAGCTGCGCCGGAACGAAATCCTTACATCTAACGAATTGCGTCAGATTGTCGGCTTCAAGCCGAATAACGACCCGAATTCCGATATACTGAGCAATCCGAATATCAGCGCAAGTAAGGACGAAGTTGCCGCTCGATTCGGTACACAAAAATCTAATAAGGAGGAAGATCAAAATGGCGAAACATAGTTATGACTGCGCCGGTATGGCTACCAAATACGGTGTGCTGTGCGGCGATGGTCGAACGATTATGCCCGGGGCCTTTAAGGACCAAGATGGGACCGAAGTTCCCGTGGTATGGATGCACCAGCACAATTCTATCGACAATGTGCTGGGCCATGCTCTGCTGAAATCCTGCCCCGAGGGTCTGCGAGCGTATGTTACGTTCAACGATACGGAGAAAGGCCAGATGGCCAAAACCGTTGTGAAGAATCATGATATCAACTCGTTCAGCATTTGGGCGGACAGCCTGCGCTATTCCGGTGATCGTTCCCGCGGGCATGTGTCCCATGGAATTATCCGGGAGTTGAGCCTGGTTTTGGCTGGGGCCAATCCAGGTGCCCATATCGAGGAAATTTTGGCTCACGGCACAGAGGAAACGGATACCGGGGTTATTTACAGTGACCTCGATTCTATCGATTACGACAGCGGTGAGTTCGAAGACGTCCTTGAACATTCCGCTGAAGAAAAGGAGGAGTCTGAGATGGATGAGGAAAAAAAGCCTACTGAAATCAAAAAAACTGCGTCTGAAAACGAAAAAACCGTAAAAGACGTTGTCAAGAGCATGACCGAGGAACAGAGAAACGTTATGTATGCCCTGATTGGGGCTGCAATGGACTCTGAGTCCGAAGACGTTGAACCCAACAAAAACAATGAGGAGGAACCCGAAATGATTAAGCACAATGTTTTTGACCAGAATGCCCCCACCCAGACCGAGGACGTTCTGAGCCACGACGCTATGGCCACTATTATCGATGATGCCAAAAAGGGTCGTCTGACCCTGAAGGAGGCCACCGAGGATTACCTGGAGCATTCTGCCGGTGATTACGGTATCAAGGACATCGGCAAGCTGTTCCCTGAGTACCACGAGCTGAACAAGCCCCCGAAGTTCATTGACCGTGACCAGACTGCCGTCGGTATCATCATGGCCGGTGTCAAGCATGTTCCGTTCAGCCGCGTCAAGACCAGTTTTGCCGACATTACTGCCGATGAGGCCCGTGCACGAGGTTACACGAAGGGCAAGAAGAAGATCGAGGAGGTCTTCACCCTGCTGAAGCGTACCACCGACCCCCAGACCGTATACAAGAAGCAGAAGTTTGACCGTGACGACATCATCGACATCACCGATTTCGATGTGGTTGCCTGGGTCAAAGGAGAGATGCGCGGTAAGCTGAATGAGGAAATCGCGCGTGCTATTATGGTTGGCGATGGCCGTTCTCCTGCCGATGATTCCAAGATCAGCGCCGAGCACATCCGTCCTATCTGGACCGATGACAAGCTGTTCACCCTCAATCGCCAGATTGAGAAGGGCAGCAGCGACGCCGATCTGGTCAACAACATCATGGACGATGCCATTCGTGCCCGCAAGGAGTATCGTGGCTCCGGCAATCCTGCGTTCTTCACCACCGAGGATGTTCTGGCCGAGATGCTTCTGCTGAAGGACAAGAACGGCCGCCGTATTTACAAGAGTGTTGACGAACTGGCCACCGCGATGCGTGTTTCCCGCATCGTTACCAGCCCTCTGTTCGAAAACCAGAAGCGCGAGGTCGAGCATTCCGAGACGCAGAAGAAGGACGTCTATACCCTTCAGGGCATCATCGTCAACCTGGCCGATTACACTGTCGGCGCTGATAAGGGCGGCGCTGTGGCGCTCTTTGACGACTTCGACATTGACTACAACCAGTACAAGTACCTGATCGAGACCCGCTGCTCCGGCGCTCTGACCGTGCCCAAGTCTGCCATCGTCTTTGAGACCATGGAGACTGTGAGCACCACTGTCGCCGCTTGATTACGGGTTAGTCGAAACTAATCAAAATGGAGATTTGTCATGGCTAAATACTATGGAAAAATCGGTTTCTGTGTGACAGCCGAATCTGCTCCCGGTGTTTGGGCAGAGGACGAGATTGAGGAGCGCAACTACTACGGCGAGTTGACTCGGAATACTCGTCGTCTTCAGGGGAGGGAGTATTTGAATGATGGAGTGAATATCTCCAATCAAATCAGCATCCTTGCCGACCCTTATGCAACGGCAAATTTCCATACAATGCGGTATGCCGAATACATGGGCGTGAAATGGAAAGTCACGGATGTTGAAGTTCAGTACCCGAGACTTGTGCTGACACTTGGAGGTGAATACAACGGTGGGAACCAGACTTGACCTGCACCATGCACTGTGCGAAGTTGTCGGATGCCCAGATAAAGGGCCAGAGTGCCGTTGCTATTATCAGCCGCCTACCAAGTTGCAGTATCCGTGCATCGTCTATACGCTTACGACAACGGATACCAAATTTGCTGATAATCGCCCATACATGCAGCAAAAGCGTTATCAGGTCACTGTGATTGATAAAAACCCGGATAGCATTTACCCGGATATTATCGCACAGTGGCCTCTTTGTTTGTTCGATAGAACTTACAAAGCCGATAACTTAAATCATTTCGTATTCAACATTTATTACTAAGGAGGAAATTACCATGTCCAAGTTGGTTTGGGACGAGACCGGTACTCGCAAGTACGAGACCGGCGTAAATCACGGTGTTCTGTATCCTCAGGACGAGACCGGCAAGTACCCCAAGGGTGTTGCATGGAATGGTCTGACCAGTGTCACGGAGTCTCCGTCCGGCGCTGAGGAGATCGCCCTGTATGCCGACAACATCAAGTATGCTTCTCTGCGCAATGCTGAGCAGCTGGGCCTTACGATTGAGGCCTACCAGTATCCCGAGGAGTTTGAGGCCTGCGATGGCTCCGCTGCTGCTTTGGACGGTGTGTATGTCGGCCAGCAGAGCCGCCAGCCTTTCGGTTTTGTGTACCGTACCGAGATTGGTAACGACACTGCTAGTGCGAATGACGACGGCTACAAGCTGCATCTGGTCTACGGCTGTACCGCTTCTCCCTCTGAGGAGCAGCATCAGACTATCAATGATAGCCCCGATGCTGTGAGCTTCTCTTGGGAGGTCACCACCAACCCCGTTGCGGTTGAGAACATGAAGCCTACCTCTTGCATTACTATCGATTCCACCAAGATCACCGACAAGTCCAAGCTTGCCGCTCTGGAGGATATTCTGTTTGGTAAGGATGCTGTTGAGGCCCGCCTGCCCATGCCCGACGAGGTGTTCGCAACCTTAAAAAACTCTTAAACGCAGGACAGATTTCGGATAGCAGATGGTCCGCTATCCTGTCTTCTGATGGTGAGGCCATCGAAGAAAATCTGCCTCCTGCGTGAGTTTTGACATTTGAAAGGAGAAATCTTTTATGCTTAAGAAAAACATCAAGTATGTCGACTATGATGGCATCGACCGCGCCGAGGACTTTTACTTCAACCTGAACAAGGCTGAAGTTATCGAGCTTCAGCTTGGGACGGTTGGCGGCCTTACCAAGACTCTGGAAAAGATTGTTCAGGAAAAGGATACATCTCGCATTATCGAGTATTTCAAGACTATTATCCTGAAAGCTTACGGCGAGAAGTCCGCGGACGGCCGCCGTTTCATCAAGAGTCAGGAGCTGCGCGACGCCTTTGAGCAGACTGAAGCCTACTCTGAGCTGTTCATGGAGCTTGCGAGCGATGCAAAAATGGCAGCCGAGTTCATCAACGGTGTTCTGCCTAAAGAAGCAGCCGATGCGATTGGCGTCGAGACGACTGATGTAAACAGCTAAGAAACTGGAGGCAAGAGAATGCTTGAGATCACTATCCCTAAACAGGAATATTTCGATGAAAGCTGCGGTGAATTTGTCTATGTTCCCGAACAGCATCTGACACTCGAGCATTCACTTGTCTCCCTCTCTAAGTGGGAATCAAAATGGCATAAACCTTTTCTTCAAGAGGAATCAAAAACCATCGAAGAATCGCTCGATTACATACGGTGCATGACTATAAACAAGAATGTGAACCCTCTGGCATACAGAGGCATTACACCGGCCTTGTTTAAGCAAATCAACGATTACATTGATGCACCTATGACCGCGACCTGGTTTTCAAAAGAGCAATCCAAAGGCAGTAAAAGTGAGGTCATCACTTCCGAGCTGATTTACTACTGGATGATTGCTTTGCAGATTCCGGTTGAGTTTGAGAAATGGCACCTGAATCGCCTAATCACTCTTATCAAGGTTTGCAACATTAAGAATGCTCCGCCTAAAAAGATGAGCAGGCGTGAAATCATGGAACGAAACCGCAGACTTAACGCTGCGCGCAAAAAGAAACCATAAGATTCCAATTTAGAAGGGGAGATAAGACATGAGACTTGGAATTGCTAACGGTAGAGTCCGTGTTCGTTACGGGTATGCCTGCTATGGCTACACACGAGGTAACGGAACAGTTTGGCATGGTGGTATCGATCTGGAGCTTCTGGACGGTACCACTTTTTACATGCCCACTTATAAAGGCAAAAAGATTCGCGGCAAGGTGATTACCGCCCGCATTGTAACTGACCATTCCAACAGGACATGGGAGTGGGGATATTACATTTGCGTGCGCCTTGATGCCAACCAGACACCTGATGCCGTAAATTACCTGTATTTCTGCCATTGCAGTAAGTTGCTGGCAAAAGTCGGCGATGTTGTTGAATCCGGAGATGCGTTGGGCATCATGGGCAATACCGGAAATGCAGCACTTGCAGACCCTCCGTATGCGCATGTTCACTTTGAGGTTCGCGCCACCTCTACAGGGAAGGGGCTTGACCCTACAGCTTATTCCGGCACGGAGAACAAGGTTGGCACTTACGGTGAAGCACCAACTCCGGTTGCAGAAAGCACGAAGCTTATCGATGTTTCCAAATACCAAGGTCAAATCAATTGGGCTCTTGTGCCGTATAAGGCCCTCATCCGAATTGGCTACCGTGGCTATCTGGATGCGGGTAATTTGGCAGTAGACCCGTATTTCGAGGCCAATATTATCGGCGCACTGGACAACGACAAGCTTGCCGGGTTCTACTTCTTTACACAGGCGAAAAACACCACCGAGGCGAGGGAAGAAGCTGAGTTTGCCTGCAATCTGTTGGCTGGTCGAGGAAAAGGGCTTCCGCTGTTCTACGATTCTGAGTGGGGAACGAAGGAGCATACCGGACGCGCCGACGGTGTTTCCAAGAATGTAAAAACTGAATGTGCGAAAGTGTTTTGCGAGAAGGTGCGAGCCCGCGGATATTTGCCGGGTATTTATACCTTCACGAACTTTGCGCTCGATTACATCGATTACACCGGGCTTGTGAATTCCGGCTATATCGGTTGGCTTTCGGATATGAGGGCAGCGTTCAACACGACCCTTCCTCGCCATATTCACCAGTATGGAAAAGCTCCGGTTACAGGCATTACTACCGGTGGTGACGTGGACATGAACAATCTTATCAAGGATTGGAACGGTTCTGCCGCAGACCAAATGCCAACGAAGATTATGCAAAAAATTGAGATCGGTCCTGTAAGTAACGGAGATGCTATGGCTATCTATAACCTTGCCAAGTCGCTTGGACTCGTAGAGCAGGGGCTCTATGGCGCCAGCTACGTGTGAGGTAATTCAAAATGGCCGGAATTGTATTTAAGCATAAGGGTAATCTGAAGAAAACTACAAAGTTCCTTGAGCGAACCCTTAAAGGCGATTATCTGAAGAATCTTGATAAGTTCGGCAGGGAAGGTGTTGCAGCCCTTGCCCTTGCCACACCTGTTGATACTGGAAAAACTGCGGCAAGTTGGGATTATCGAATTGAGAAAACCAACTCTTGTACGAAGATTATTTGGACAAACTCCAATGTGAACAATGGTGTTAATATTGCCATCATTCTGCAATACGGTCACGGTACAAATCATGGCGGATATGTGCAGGGGAGAGATTACATCAATCCTGCCATCCGTCCTATTTTTGACAAAATTGCAGATAACGCGTGGAAGGAGGTAACGAAAGAATGAGTTCATCCATTGACCAACGCATCGTAGAGATGCAATTCGATAACAAAGAGTTCGAAAGTGGAATCCAGACGAGCCTTAAGAGTATTCGAAACTTGGAAAACGGCCTTCAGTTGAAAGATGGTGCGAAAGGATTTGAGAACATTGGTCGTGCCGCAAACAATGTCAGTTTTGACACTCTCGGAAGTGGCGTAGTTGCCATTCAGCAGAAATTCACGGCAATGGAAGTTGTAGCAATCACTGCTCTTCAGAACATTGTGAATAAAGCTATGGCCGCAGGAGAACATCTCGTTAAATCTCTTTCCATTGACCAAATTTCTGCCGGCTTTGAAAAGTTTGGCTCTAAGACGTCTTCTGTCGCAACTCTTGAGGCTCAAGGGTACGCCCTCGAGGATGTTAATAGAGAACTTGATCGTCTTAATACGTTTACCGATGAGACTAGCTACAATTTCACCGATATGGTCGCAAATATTGCTAAATTCACAGCCACCGGTAAAAATCTGACCGAGTCCGTTACGGCGATGGAGGGCATTGCTAACTGGGCGGCTCTTTCTGGACAGAATGCTCAGACTGCCAGTCGTGCAATGTATCAGCTGTCCCAGGCAATGGGTGCTGGTGTTATGCGTTTGGAAGATTACAAGTCCATCCAGAATGCTTCCATGGACACAGACGAATTTCGTCGCAAGTGCATTGCTGCGGCTATATCCCTCGGAACTCTTAAAGATAATGGTGACGAAACTTACTCTGCCGTTTCACAAGGGGCAAAAGCCACGGCGTTTAATGTATCCCAGTTCACAACGCAGTTGACCGATGGAGCATGGCTTACATCTGACGTCATGATGAAGGTTTTCAATGATTACTCTAAGGCCGTAACCGAAATCGTGGACGCTTCTAATAAGCGGAGCATGACAGTCTCTGAAATCATTGAAGAAATTCATTCAAAATCGGAGAAGGAAAGCATTTCCATAGACGAGGCAATTAAGTCTCTCGGCTATACATTTGACGAATTTTCGTTAAAAGCCTTTGAAGCCGCTCAGAAGGCCCGTACTTTCGGGGATGCAATCGAATCGGTGAAAGACGCTGTCAGCACCGGCTGGATGAAGACATTCGAACTGATATTTGGTAATGCCGATGAGGCCACTGATTTGTGGACCGAACTCGCCAACCGAATGTATGATGTCTTTGCTGGGGGAGCCGAAATCAGAAACGAAATTCTTGAAAGCTGGAAAGACGCAGGGGGACGCACGGACTTAATCGATTCGATTTGGAATATCTGGGATGCGGTTGAATCGGTTGCTATTCCGATTAAAGAGGCGTTCGACAATATTTTTCCACCTATGACCGCCGAGCGACTTGTCAATATTACCTCCGCACTTGAGAGTTTCACATCTAAGCTGAAAATCGGCGACGAAACCGCAGATAAGTTGAAGCGTACGTTTTCCGGCATCTTTTCGGTGTTTAGCATTTTCAAGAGAATTCTAGGAACAGTTGGCGATGCTGTTGCTAAACTTCTCGGGGCAAGTGGGCTGAAAGACTTGGGGGATATGCTGCTCAATATTACCGCTAAAATCGGAGATTTTTTGACGTCGTTAAATGAAAATCTTGATTTAAGCAGCTTTGAGTCTTTCCTCTCTTCGATTACAACTGTCATTTCAAATCTCGTTTCGAGTTTGACTGATAGTTCTGGTTTGAGCGGAGTTCTCGGCGGTATCGGCTCTATCATAGGGCCCCTTGCGTCCAAAATTGGCGAAGTTGTAAGTCAAATTATTTCTTGGACAAAAGAAAATGTTAGCTTGATGGGGATTGGGCAAACGCTTGGTACAATTTTCGGCATTCTTGTTGGCAAGAATATTGTAGACGCAACTAATAATCTGTCGGGGGTAACCAGGTCAATCAAGGAATTCTTCTCGAATCTGTTCGATAAGAAAAAAGAGAGCGGCTTGAAGTCGAGCATTTCGGGGATTTTTGATTCATTACACGATTCGCTAGAGAATTTCACGACTGGCATAAAAGCAAGTGCATTACTTGAGATTACCGCAGCTATCGGTATTCTTACGGCATCTCTTAAGACCATTTCTGAACTTGATCTCGGCGGTATTGTAAAGTCAGTAACGACTATTGGCGTACTCTTCAAAATGTTGAGCACGACTTTAGAATCGATAACAAAGACTCTTCAATCTAACGGTTCTAAAGGTTTGGTTAAAGCCGGGGCTAGCATGGTTCTGATGGCTGAATCCATGAAAATTCTTGCCGATGCCATGAGTAAATTTGGCAGTCTTTCGCTTCCAGAACTTGGAAAAGGGCTTACCGGAGTAGCTGGCGGGCTAACAGCAGTATGCTTAGGTCTTAAAGCGATTAACGGGGTCAAGGTCAGTCTTACCACAAGCGTTGCTATGCTGGCACTGGCCGAAAGTTGTAACATTCTTGGTGATGCCATGACCACATTCGCCGGATTGTCTTGGGATGAAATTGCCCATGGTCTTGTCGGTATGGGCGGAGCATTGGCCGAACTTGTTGTTGCGATTTCGGTATTGGGGAAATTCGGTGGCTTTTCTTTTTTGCTTGGAAGTGCTGGAATTTTTGTTGTTGAGCAATCTCTTGAACCTTTGGTTGATGCTTTAGCTAAATTTGGCTCAATGTCGTGGGAAGAAATTCAACGCGGCTTGGTTGCCATGGGCGTAGCCATAGGAGAACTTAGCGTTGCTCTTATTGCGGTTGGCACAATTGCCGGATTTTCTAGCATCTTCGCGGCTGGCGCATTGGACCTTGTCATCCTTGGTTTGTCTCCTTTGGCCGATGCACTTATGAAATTTGGAAGTATACCGTGGGAGCAGTCAAGTCAGGGCATTGACGCAATGGGTGGGGCACTGGCCGAACTTAGTATCGCTCTTATTGCTGTTGGGAAACTTGCTGGTTTTTCTGGAATTTTTGCCGCTGGAAGTATAGACCTCGTTATTCTCGGAATGGAACCTTTGGTTGATGTTTTAGCTAAATTTGGCTCAATGTCGTGGGAAGAAATTCAACGCGGCTTGGTTGCCATGGGTGGGGCACTGGCTGAAGTCTCTTTATTCTCGGGCGCTCTCGGTGTCATTGCTGGCTTTTCAGGATTACTCGGAGCTGGCAGTATATTGCTTACAATTCAAGGGCTGAGTGATCTTGCGGATGCACTTGCAAAGTTCGGGTCAATTTCCTGGGAGCAAGGTATGCAAGGCCTTGGTTTTATGGGCAGTGCACTATCCGAGATTGCTATAATCGCTGCGGCTGATGGTCTTCTTGCCGGAATTGTTGGTGCCATCGGTAGCGGTTCGCTGCTTATAGCTATTCAAGGACTTGGCGATCTTGCGGATGCTTTTATAAAGTTTAGTGAGATTCCGTGGGAAAATGCACAAACAGGTCTTGCCACAATGGGTGCAGCATTAAGCGAAATTGCCGGCGGGGGATTGCTTGCTACATTTTCAGGCTTTGGAGCATCTGCGATATCGGAAATGGCTAAACCCCTCGGCGATCTCGCCGATTCTGTAAAGAAATGGTCAGATGTTACCGTACCGACTGGAATCGCTACACAGTTAGGAAGTTTAGCTTCAGGTGTAAACGGATTTATGTTCGCTGGTTCCGGAGCTGATGCTATTGCGACTGTTGCTAAACCAATCGGCGATTTGGCTAACTCTGTAAAGAAATGGTCTGACGTTGTTGTTCCGCAAGATATCGGAACGCAACTTGGTTCTCTTGCTTCTGGCGTGAATGGATTCATGTTTGGAGGGATGGGGGCTAATGCAATCGCAACTTTGGCCGAACCTCTTGGAAATTTAGCTATTTCTGTAAAGAAATGGTCTGGTGTTACGGTCCCAGACACATTGGGAACTCAACTTTCGGGGCTTGCAACTGGTGTCACCTCGTTTACTTTTAGTGGACTTGGAGCCTCCGTTCTCAATCCAGTCTCGGAGGGATTGACCTCTCTTGTAGAAGCTGTAAAAAAATGGGCAGATGTTTACATTCCGGAAAACATGAGCACGGACCTTCAAAATCTTGCTCTTGGGATTTCGTCCTTCGGGCCAGATTTTTTAGCAGGATGGTCACTTTCCGCAGTTGTCAGTCCCCTGAAAGAACTAGCAGATTCCGTAAAGGCATGGACCGATGTTTCGCTTCCAACTAATATGCAATCCAACCTAGAATCACTTGCTAAAGGTGTAGAAGCGTTTAGTTTTTCAGCATTCGGTGGGTGGTCAATTTCGGCAATAGTAACACCTCTTAAAGACCTTGCTGCTTCGCTTTCTGCCTGGAATAACGTTTCGTTTTCCGGCAATCTTGGCGAAAACCTTGAAAAATTAGCCACTGGACTTGAATCAATGGCCGGAGTTAGCTTCGGCTATGGATATGCTTCAACTTTGGATTCTGTCAGAAGTTCTATTTCGGAATTTTCGAGCATCAATTTTGCATCGATTGCATCTGGATTCAATCTTCTTAACGAGGCCGGGACTAATCTCCAGGTTTCGTTGAGTTCGTTGCTTGAAATTATTTCTGGCTATGCAAATAGTTTCAATTCAGAAGGTGCATCGCTAGCAACTGCACTATCAGAGGGCATGCTTCTCCAATCTGAAGTTTTGACTGCTACTGTAACGATTTTGTTGACCAATGCAGTTTCATCGGCGAACCAGAAGTATAACGATTTTCTGAACGCCGGCTCTTACTTAGCTACTGCTTTAGGTGCTGGTATCTCTCAGAACACATCCACGGTCAACGCTGTGAATGCCACGATGGATACGTCCCTGCAAAGCATTCAAAATAGGCAGGGAGACTTCTATTCTTCTGGTGATGGTTCGGCAACAAACGTGAGCAATGGCTTTGCGAGTAAGCAAGGTGCTTCCGTAGGTACTGTGGAAAATCTGATTACCGCTTGCGTTAGCAAAATCAACGCTATGCGAACGGATTTCTTGACAGCAGGTACTTATGCTATCGGCGGTTTTATAGAGGGTTTTACGTCCAAAATTCAGTCTGCTGCTGAGGCGGCTGCTGATTTGGCCCGAAGTGCTCTCAATGCCGCAAAGTCCGCACTAGACATCAATTCGCCGTCCAAGGAATTTGCCTGGCTTGGTGAAATGTCTGGCGAGGGTTACATCCAGGCTATGCACAAGATGGTGAGCAAGGTGTCTCAGAGTGGAACCGAACTCGGAAACACGGCTGTGAACTCCACAACGCTTGCCCTTGAAAGTTTGATGGACTTGATCGACAATGGCATCGCCACCGAGCCTACCATTCGTCCTGTCATTGATTTGTCGGATGTTGAGGCCGGGCTTTACACGCTCAACGGTCTTATGTCTGATCGTCGCACATTGGCATTGGCCGGTTCTGTCCGTAATGTCAACAGTGCTGCTCGTCAGATGAGTACCTCTGTTTCCACGAATGGTAACAGCTCTGACAATCAAAATGAGCCTACACCTGTTGTTCAGGAGTTCAACCAGTACAACTATTCGCCTAAGGCACTGTCCCGCCGCGAAATCTACCGCGATACCAAGAACCTGTTCGCTATCATGAAGAGAGGAGGCAAAGCCTGATGATTCAGTCCCTGACAGTAACAAATTATCTTGGCGAAAGCCTCACTATCCCAATGAAGAATTCCGAATCAACGGGATTCATTCTTCATGACATGACGGGTCTTGGTCCACCCACGGCGAGTGTCAACACTTCAAAAGTGGCGACAAAGGATGGCTCGAAATACAACTCTGCACGAGCGGAAGAGCGTAACATCGTACTTCCTATGTATTTCACACCCATTCCCACAATTGAGGATGCGCGCCATCGTTCCTACAAGTATTTCCCGCTTAAGAAGCCCGTTATTCTTGCGTTCAAGACCGACAATCGCGAATGCCAAATTGTCGGCTATGTCGAGACTAACGAGCCTGATATTTGTTCTGACCGAGAGGGATGCCAGGTGTCTATCATCTGTCCCAATCCGTATTTCAGCTCCATTTACGATACCGTCACTTCCTTCAGCGGCGTTGAAGCGGCCTTTGAGTTTCCGTTCAGCAACGAGGATACTACCAACCCGCACATTGAATTTGGCAAAATCGTTGTCAAAGCTGAAAACCTTGTGCGGTATGAGGGCGATGCGGAAAGTGGTGTGCAGATACGAATCACAGCATCCGCCACGGTCAAGAACATCACCATTTACAATGTAGATACCAGAGGAACTATGCACATCTA